TCCGACATCAGCCGTTCAAGGGCCTCCGTCACTTTCTGTCGGTGAACCTCAGAACCGTCCCTGGCATACTCTTTCTTGCACCAGAGATATTTATCATACAGTTCATTGATGTTCCGGTCAAACCGGGAGCCTTCTCGGCGCTCCATGGTCCTTGTCTTGCCCGGCATCATCTCTTCTTTCACTTCATGATAAGCGCCCTCTGTGAATCCCATGTACTCTACATATTTTAGGTCTTTGTACATGTCCACGAACTTCATGGCATTGTCTATATTCGTGGGAGAAAATCCCTTTTCCGCAATCTCATGGAGTTCTTTTTCAATCCGTTCCATCAGCTTATGCATTGTCCAATCTCCTTTCCAGTTGCTCCAACTTATTCAATATCGCTTCAAGCGTCCTATCCTGCCCGTCAAGGCGTTTTCCTATCTCGGACAGAAGATAAGACGCTTGCTTGTCGTTTGCGGCTCCTACGTCATTCTGAGCGGACTGGCTCCTATTCTCATAAAGATTTTCCAACCCCAAAAGGAACGAAGCCACGCCCAAAGCGTCCAGAGCGTCAAATTGCCTGCCGTCCATTACAACTTAATGACTTTCAGCGCCACATTATTGATAGTCGCCGCTGTGCCACCCAGAACGAGTGTAAGAGTAGAGCCGCCAGAGCAACCGCAAGACTGCCGGACAAGTGCAGTGATAGGGAGTGCAACCGTTCCTGCTGCTGCCGCCGTTGCAGACGCTACCGCCCCCGGAACTGCTACACCATCACGGAGCAATGTTACCGTTACAGTGCCAGCTGCCGCTGCCGTGGCTGTGATAGACGCGTCCACGTCATAATACCCTTCTCTGTCAATCACAACGCCGTTTCCGTTCAGATTTACGCCACACCCGAAACGCCGGATAATGGAGCCAAGAGAAAGAACGCTCCCAATCTGCAATGCTTGTGCGCCTGTGTTGGCTGTGTATATTGCCGCTTTACAACTCATAATATTTTCCTCCATTTCTGCAAAATAAAAACTACTGCCGATTTACTGACAGTAGTTTCTGGGTTTTATTAAAATTCAACTATGGACTTTTTGTTTATAAGCGTTTGTGCAATGCACCTTGTCATATGTGTCATAATTTCCGCTTGTGAATGTTCCTGCCTCGCATATTCCATTGCAGATAGAAGGCTATATTTAAAACCAGTGCTATTCATGTATTGACAGATGAAAGCATAATTTTCATCAGTGGTCAGACGGTGCATTTCATGTTTTTCTGTAAATCTTCTTTTTACAGCCGGGTCAACATCATCAATCAGATTTGTTGCCGCTAGTATTACATGGTCGTTTGTAACTGCGTCTAAAAGCTGTAATAGGCATGTTGTACTTCTTGATACTTCTGCCGACGCTCCACCATCAGAATACTTTCTATTTCCTGCCATACAGTCAATTTCATCAAGCATTATTACGCATTTTTGCTGATTGATATAATTAAACAATGCAGTCAAATTCTTTGCGGTTCCTCCAAGTAAGCTGTCTAACATTTTGGAAAAGTTCACATACAGATAAGGCATTTCAAGTTTGTATGCGACATATTTTGAAAATGCTGTCTTTCCAACTCCGCTTTCTCCGTATAACAAAGTAGCATTCAGATATGGTATCTGTTTTTCCATAAGCTGTAAGGCAACATCGTTCATATCTCGTATCAGTTCAAACAGTTTCTTTTCGTCCTCCGTCAGATAATACCTATTTTCTATGTATGTCATAGATACATCTTCCATTGTGGCAAATTTTGACACGTTAGGCGGCAATTCAATCATATTTAAGCCGCCAGTAGTGAGCAACTGCTTATACCTTGATACATAATACTTGTTTTTCTGTGTGGTATCTTCCACACAACAGCTAAGCGCATACTGTTTGGCTTTTGATAGGTCATTTTCTGCCACATACCGCACAAGCGACAACATATTATTTGTCATTCCCATAATTACATTCCCTCCTTGTAATTCCCTATTTACAATGTGAGGAAATGGCTAGGGATTGCCACTTGTCGCCACCGGTTGGCTATCCTCACAATGATATTTTACCATGAGGGAATAAATCAGTTGTACCATTCTAAAGCCCACAAACTACTGCCAGTATTCGGTTTTCAATGTACAATAAAAACGGGGCAACCGATTTTTCAGCCACCCCGCCTTTCTCCCCGGTCAGTGTGACCAATGATTAGATGTTGCCGTTTCCGCAACAGCCACCGCATCCGCCGCAGTTATTCCAGTTTCCGAAAAACGGATTTGCCGGAACTGCACCGTATACCGTACCAGGCTGGAATCTCGGAACGCCACAGAACTGAGACTGAATATAATTCCTCATATTCTCGTCACGCAAATTGCGGTTTTCCTGGTTGCACAGCCAGTCAAGAACTTTCTGTGTCCCTCTCTCCTGTGCCTGGATAATCTCGCTGGTGTTCTGTGCTGCCAGATAGCGGTTCTCAAGGATTGCCTTTTCGATACCGCAGCAACAAGCCGCCAACTGCTGTTCCAGGCTGTTAAAGTTCCGCAGGGTTTCATAACCCAGATTGCAAATCGCATTGTCTGTCTGGCGTGCGATTGCCGCCTGCTGGTCGCTCAAACGACCCACAGCGTTCTCCAGGTTGTTGAAATTCATGGCATTGCACAGCCCTGCTTCTGTCACAGCCTGTCCCCTGCCGTTGGTCCCCCACAGACCGCCGTTGGTCATCATGGGCAGTAACAGCAATGCGAAGATCCAGAAGAATCCTCCGTCTGCGCCAAACATGCCATTGCCATAACCGCAGTTACGGTTTGCGGCATTGTCACCGACTGCATAACCTACTGCAAAATCATTAGAGCTATCCATAGCTTCTCCTTTCTACCCCATAGCTTTTAGGGGTTAGTGGCGCACTTTCGATTTGTGCGTCAGTTTATTCTTAACACCGTCTTTGGTGGTGTTAGCGTAATTCTTTTAAAATATCCTCTGGATTTACTCCGTTTTTCTTACATTCCTCATAAAAAACTTGTCGAGGATCCCGTCCGCCCACCATCTGCATTACAGAATTAAGTCCAGGGTTCTGTTGTGCCGCCATCATGAGAGCCTGCTGCGGGTTCTTAACCCCATTCAGCATACCCATCATCTTTTTGGCAGACTGCGCTGCCTGTTTAATCATTTCCATATTCCCCATATGCGCCATTGCCGGATTGCCCCCTTGGGATCCGCCCATCATTCCCATTAAAGGATTAGCCATTGTCCTCTACCCCCTTATTTGCCTTTGTAGGCTGTTTTTTCTGTGTATTGGTAAGTTGTTCAAGCTGCGCCTTTAAAGCGTCAAATTCGTCACGCTGGACGTACTGAGACAGGTCTATTTGTGGTTGTACTGCCTGTTCTGGCTGAATTTCCTGCACCTCCGCAAACTGAAATATACGGAAAGTGGAGCTTCCCACATTATCCACGGATTTTACATAAAAATAAGGCTCATTATTATCCATCATCCAGGCAGTTTGTCCCGGCTGCACAATCTGATTCTTTGCCCCATCAACGCCGGAAACATATATCCAGTTTACATTTTGGCTAGATGTCTGCGATTGCTGTGTTCCCTGTGCGCTCTGCCGTCCCCAGCTACCTCCCTGCTGTTGGTCGTAGAAACTCTGCATGATATTAGCTTTTCTCTGCGCATACTCCTGATCGAGCTGCGCCATCTGCTGATTCAGCATGGAATTGTTCGGATACATCTTTCTCCTCCATTGACTTAATTGCATCCTCTATCATCATCCCGTCACTCGCGCTTTGGTAAGACGGGGTATAGTTCCAAAGATTAAAAAGCATTTGTATGCCTCCTACGCCTATATTTTCGCATACAAAAAAGAGACTTACCATGTCAGATAAGCCTCTAAATCTTTTCAAAAGTCTCTCATAAAACCGTCAAATTTGCTCCATTATCTTCCGAAGCATCTTTTTACTGATTCGTCCTATGGTGGATTCACTGCAGTGCATAAGTTCGGCGCATTCCTCCAAAGAATATTCCTGGTTCCTCAAATCAAAAAGTTGTTCTTCTCTTGGAGTGAAATTGCATTCTCTCCTGAAATATTCTCTTTTCTCTCTGCTGAAATCCGGGATAATGTTTCGTGCCATTCCTTACTTCTTCCTTTTCGCCGTTCCTCTCTTCTTGCCGCTCTTCTTACTTCTGCTCTTGGTCACCTTGGTCTTTGCCACTTTCCAAAATCTCCTCTATCTTGATTATGTCCTCAGGCGTCAGATCTGACGATATGACATTTCCCTGACTGTCCATAAGAGTGTATACCCCGGTCTGCTCCACTGTTGCCGTAAAATCATACTGGTACAGGTAAATCAGGAATCCGGCCACAATAGCTATTACAGACGCAAACCAAAGCCATGCAACAGTTATCAGCGCTTTATGCGATCTTTCCGCCTGAATCTTCATTTCTTGAAGCAATTCGTTTGCAATGTTCAATACTTCATCTTTCTTTTCTTCGTTTCCCATGGTTTTCCCCTCCGGTATGTATTTTCCCATATTATACCAACTTGAGATAGGTTTTTCAATCACTTATCCATGATACGCCCCTGGTAATGGTTACCATGCAATAATCATTAATTGACTCGAACCACTTTGATCATTAACAAATCCAGACCATTTGCCGTTATATGTGAATAAAATTCCTATTGTCTGAAACAATCTATTGTATTCTTCATATCTGAAATACTCATACCATACGAGAACATCAACGTCGTCCTCCGGCAACCGCTCACTGCATGGAATCTAACCGCCGATTTTTGGTTGATCATATATTTCTCCGAGCCATTCTTCATCGTATATAGCGCTGCCTCCATTGTATTCACAATCATACATATTTATCCCGTCAAATTTAAAGGCTCTTGTAATTTTAACAACACTTCCTTTAGGAATAATTTTACCAAAACCATTATCCCAATTATCCGCAGTGACTACTTTATCACCAACCGAATATTTTTCATTCATCATCACTACCTCCTCACTCAATTTTACAACAGATTTGGACGGAGGTTGTACCAACTTAATCAAAAAAGCCGCCAGTATTTAGCTGGCGGCTGATTGCGGATTTTATAAACCTCTTATTGATTCAGATATACATCCTTCTGTTTCGCATTTCACCGATACAGAATTTCCATATCTCTTATAAACACATTCTTTCCCCTGTTAAAGCAATCCCTCTCTTATGCCATTGCAAATCATACTTAAAGATTCTGCATACCCTCCAACTGCTCTCTTATCTTCTTCCGAAGCATCAGACGCAATGAACTTAATTACTTCTTCTTCTAATTCCAGATACTCCTTATTCGTCATTTTACCATGCGTCATCCTATATATCAGTTTTTCCGCTTCTGTCTCTGGGTTCTCCCATTTTTTTCGCAACTTTTTACAGAACATAGCAAACTCATGAATATCAGTGTTTTCATTAATTTCGCTTACATTATTAATTTCTCCCATCCCCTCCTCCTTTTAATTCTTCAATAAACCGCATCGTCTCATTATAATCCTCAAAAGATACTCTCATTGTATGAAGGCTTTCATCAATCTTATCTTCAAGCCACTGATATCGCAATGGAAGAGGAATACTAAATAATTCTTTTGCAAATTCCATGTCAGTTCCATACTTAAATTTATTATTCAAAATTTGCAATGTGGTTACTTTATCCTGATAAACTGCCACCGAAGCTATTTTTTTCTCTAAACAAATTTGTCGTTTTAAAAATTCAACAGAAGCTTCTTCAATATATTGATTTTGTACATATGTATTTGAGTCAAAATGACTTATAGAACACGAATGGAGCATTTCATGCCATATAGTTCCATCATCTACCGTATCACTTAATACAATATCACAGCTCCATCTTTTTTCACCCAGTATGCCCTTATCTGCAAGTGAATTATCAATAATAATTTTCCCGCTCCACTTTGATGGATTCACTGCAAAGTTTCCAATCTGGGACTTTATATCCTCCGCTGCCCTTTGCAGCTCTTCCCTGCTCCTGATATTATTATAACTGCCTTTTCCTTCCTGGGCAACCGGTTTTGAGACATTGTTTTCTTCAATATCGGCTGTTTTATTATCCCCCTGCAATTCCATATGGCTATTTGCATATCTTTTCGCCCCGGCATTACTCCGCTTTGCCTGCTCCCTGCCAAAATCAGCCAGTTTCGTCCGCCCATATTGCGGCGTAAGGTTATGCTCTTTGGCAAAGTCATTATACTTTTTATTTTCCCTAGTAAGTTCATAGGCCAGTTTGTCATACTCCGGCTGCAGGCGTTCCAGTTCTTCCCTGGATGACCCCTGCATCAACTGCTCTTTTGCCGCCAGCTGCCGCTTTATTGCCCGGATATTGCGTTCGATCGCCCGGAGCCGCTGGGAGTCCTTATACTTCTGCTTTGATTCTTCGCTGTCTATCAGGTTTCCGGCGCCATCTATCAGATTCCCGTCCTTGTCCCGCCATGGGTTGCCTATGCGTTCATCATAAGGCCCGAAGGAATGGCGGCAATTATATCCGTCCAGGCCCTCTCCTGTACCATAGCCGGTTGTTTCCCGAAAATCAGGATATTTCCTGGTGTTCGGAGAGCCGCCGGCCCTTTCGCCGCTGCTTTCAATCTTATACCTTACCTCCGTGAACTCTGCCAGGTCCGCATCCGTTATGTAGAATACTCTCCCCTGCCAGGACATGTGATTAGCCGGTTCGTCTTTGTCCGTGAATCTGGCCCCTGTGTGCGCCGATGTGATGATAAGGTTCGTCCCAGCCTCTTTGATAAATTCCATGGTCACCTGGCCAGCCATCTGCGCCATGCTTGTCCGGATACAGCACATCACCGCCGCTTCCAGTGTCCTGCGGGTGTTCGTCTTCGGATAGTCCACATATATCCCGCGGTGGGCATACCGGTCAAGAATATCGCTTATGGCAGCGGAATAACTCTGTACTCCGGCAGCCACCCGCATGTCCGCCTCGCTCAGCATATTCATCAGGTCAACATTGCTCTGGTCCATGGTAGTCCTGGTCAGGTTCTGCAGTTCCCCCTGGCTCCGCTTGTACTGTGCGTCCATAATTCGGATTACAGCGGGGTTTTTGAGTGGGTCTGATAGATTTATGCCTATCTCCCGAAAAGGAGCCGCATCGATCTCCCACGATGTCAGGACAGCATCCTGAAGGATTGCACGGAGCTCTTTCCTGGAAAGCTTTGTCAGGACTTGCAGCTTCTTCTCAATCTCCGCCTGCGTCTCTCCCATCAGCCGGAGCCGCTGAAGCAGCCGGTCAGCTGTTGGAGTTATCTTCCCGGCAGCAATCAGGAACCGGGCAATTTCCTTCAGGATAAACTCGGATAACTGCTGATACAGCTCCATCATGCGCTGTTCTTTTCCATCAAAGTATTCCGGCCTAAGCATATCATTTTCCCTCTTTTGCTGGACATGTCCAGAATAAAGCGGCAAAAAATACAATCCACCAATGACTAAACACAATTGCTAATAATGTAAAGCACATAAGCATTATGCTGTTCTTTGCACACATGATTGCAAACATCCTTACTTCATCGCTCATACTCCTATCCTTTCCCGGCCTCTTCCATTTGCCAAACTATTTATTCACGGATTCAAGCTGTGGAAGATAATATTTTTCTTCTCCTGCTTGTCTCGCCGCAATCGCTTCTTCCTTTGTTGGAAACGTGCCTAAATGAATGGTTCTTCCGGCAACAGTAACTCTTGCATTCCATGTGCCATACCGCCTATCATGGTAAACGCCCTTATATCCAGTTTTATTATTTGATTGCAATCCTCTGTTTATGGAATTGATTTTCTTGTCCGCTATCCGCAGATTGCATTTTCTGTTGTCCAATTTATTCATGTTGATATGGTCAATGATTTCGCTTGTGGTATTTGTCACTTTCTTGTGGAAAAGGAATACTCCATTTTTACTTGTTCCGCCCGCGGCATACCCAACAGCATTAACATACCAGTGATGTTTCTTTAATTTCTCCCAATCTTCAATATCGCAAAGCATATACTCTGTATCGCTTAATTTGACTTTTACATAGCTGTCAAAAATTTCATACTCATTATGCTTTCTCTGTCTACGTACATTTTCCAACTTAAAACAACCACAACTTTTTGTATGACCGTTACGCAGTTTTGCCCCGTCAATTATAGCGATATTTCCGCATTCGCAACGACACTTCCAAAATGTGTGGTTATTCTCTATCCGGTCAAGCTCTATGATTGTTAATCTCCCATATTTCCGACCGGTCATGTCTATTCTTTTGCTCATAATCGCACTCCCTTTCTGCAATCTCCCTATTTTGGAATTGTGAGGAAACGACTAGGGATTGCCGCTTTCGCTCCGTCAAGCTATCCTCACAGTATAATTATAAAATAGATTGCATAGGGATTTGTACCAAGTTAATCTTTTCCGGCAGTTTCTTTTACAAGCCGTATCCATTCAACGCCATGTAAACGCTTCGCTTCTTCAAAAAAGTGGTCTGTTGTGCCAGGTTCGTGGAAATGCATTTTTCTGTTGGTCTTCTGTTTCTTTTGTCCTGGCGGCGAAAACCAACCAGTAATATTTCCCTCGCTGTCCTTAATCGGTATGTTTGGAGTAAATACGAATCCCTCGTAAATCGCATGCGCATATGGCGTATTGTATTCCAGCACTCCCCCATATACTCCCTCCGGGAAATTGGCGCTCCGGCGAAGCTGCCCATTCAGTAACGGAACCAACGGCTCACAGTCAGTCCGGACAGCCAGGTTCAACAGCTTCTGCGCTTCTTTCATATTGCGGTCAATGCGCTTTGTATCCAGTTTTATGTCAACATTCCCATTTGTTTTGTTGATTCTCATAAAATCACGCTTTCTAACAATTATCCCGGCAATGATACAGCTTGCTTCTACTCACAAGTATAGCGGGAGCATTCGCTTTGCTGTACCATTTTGGCGGTCTTCGCAAAAGCCTCTTGTGTTCCTCGATTTTCTTATTGGCTTCATCAAATGCCTTTCGTAATGCTTCTGCCAGCTTTTCCATCTTTTCAGAAATGCCGCCCCATGCTTCTGTCAATATGTCAGCCAATTCTTGTAATGTCATTTCCCTATTCCTCCCCAAACAGTCTGCTTTCCTCCGGTTGATTCGCGTTTCTTTCCTCAACAGCCTCCTGCACCATCTGCTTTGCTTCTTCCTCCGTAACTCCCAGGTGGCGGACGTTAAAGCGCCACTTTGCCATATATCCCTGGTTAGCAAGCTGCAGCTCAAAGAATTTGTCCTCTTCTTTATTGCTGAATGGATCGCCGAAGTCAGCATACAGCTTATAGTTTCCAAATTCGGATGGGGCTATATCGCCGTTAATAGCTTCCATGGCGTTAATGATATACGCAATATCATGTATCACCCCAACGCGCCCATCTCCGTTCGATTCCGGCCTGTCCAGGACTTGACGATACATCATCATGGTATTGATGGTCTTTCGCTCTGTGGCTTCTATCTGGGTAGCTGTGGCAACCACCACCTTTTGACCGTTAAACACGAAAGTCCCGGTATCCAGCCCTACTTTTGCAGAAATAATATTCAGATAGAAATTAATGCCCTCCGTCCGGCTCGCCACCTGCAACTGTGGCTGCCACTGCTCAAATGGTTTGTCTGTCATATCGTCCAGTCCAGTATTAAGCACCATTCTCGGAAGTTTAATCCCATTATTTTTCGCATACTGTATTGCAGACTGCCCGACAATCATTTTAGGTGCCGAATCCTCTGTTTCTATACCCATAGTACTCATTGCAATATCCAGCCACCGAAGCTCCTCTATGCACTCTGAAAAGCAGGATACTCCCAGTGGACTGTCAGAGTCTATGGTGTTGCTGTATGGATTCTTTATGTATACGAATAAAGGCTTTTCAAGGTTCTCCGCTGTAAACTCCGGCACAATATCCGCCCACTTAGTATTTTTAAGTGTGGTCTCCCGGCCGATCTGGTCCTGTTGGTCCGACACAAAGGCTTTGTTGGACACCTGGTAAATGTGGACCGATACCATTTCACCGGCTTCGTTCTTCTGTGTGCCATCCTCGAACCTGTGCCATTCTGCCCTTGTGTAGAACTTTTTTTCTTTCTGGTAGTAGGAGAAGAAGATTGCCCCATGTATATCCCCGTTGCTGTCAAACTCCGTCACCAGGAACCGATCCGGCGGTATGTAGTCCATTCCCTTACCGTTCCACTTCGCCATCACACCACCCAGCATGATTTGATTGCCAATAATCTCCTGAGCGTTCTTCAGGAAATAATTGTCAATGGCTTTCTGGATTTTGGCCGCCGTTTCCCCAATCCCATACTTGGCCTGCACCTTAATGTCAATATTCTGTGTGACTAGCTTAGACAGCTCCCTGGCCACAGTGTTTGAAAACCGGATTGTTTTGGTATCCCCATCTACCCACGGAGGCTTACCACTCTCCAACTGCTGCCATAGCTTAATAGCAGCGTCCATTTCCGGCGACAGGTACGTTTCCACACCAAAAGCCTTTTCAGCGTCCGTTTTAAACAGCATTTTGAATTTCTCCTTTATCCACGAAATTAAGCCCATGTTATACTCACCTTACCACTTGATTGTAAAATACGATTCGTTGTACTGACTGCCAGTGTGTACCTCATATCCCAGTTGCCGCATATAGTTAGCTGTTGGGTGACTTATCGTACCGTCTAAAGCTATATTGTTATCTCCATTTCTGATAGCTTCCTCAATCTCATGTTCGATTCTTTCCAGTTCACGCTCAACGCCGTTATTTCTTACCGCTTCTGTCTTTTCCCTTGCTTCATTTGCTGAAATCATTCAATCACCGCCCCTCTCATATTCTCCCAACTCCTGCACCTGCCGCAGTTGCCTTTTAGCGTTCAATTCAATCCACTTAAACAAAAGGCAACTGCATATATGGCTATCAAAGCTATCCCATTCATTATTCTTTTTATTCTTTCATTACACTTTGTCATTTGGAGTAAATAATTCAACAAAACAATCGAAAGAAAAATTATTGCAAAAATTTTATAAGCACTCATTTATATCCTTTCTATCCCTTTCGCTCCCCGGTATGGCTTGCGGTATTCTTTGCCGTGGGTGATGGATTGGTTAAGGCTCATGGTATGGCTCTGGGAGAGGTTGCCATGCTAATACATATCCGAATTCAATTCTGCATCCTTTTTCAGTAAGATAAGCTGTCATTCTTGAAATACTATCATTTTCCCTATATCCAATACAAATATCAAGGTTTTTCAAAGATAATATTACAAGCTTTCCTATTTCCGGCAATCTCTCCTTGCACGGAATCCACCCGTTGCAATCCCCCGCTGACCGCTCCATATTCGCCGCTTGCAGCTTTGCGGATAAGGATTCTGTGGTGTCGGCGGCTTCTGACAGAATTTTACCACCGTCCAATCCCTCATACATTTCTGCGACTTCCCTTAATTCCCTTACCTGTTCGCTAATGCTCATTCTGTCAATCCCCTTTCCTCAATCCCTCTTATTTCAACCTCTTTAAAACCTCCGTCCACGATTTCCTTTTCCGGTTTATTCAGAATCTTTTTAAAATCCATCAGGAATAATGCAACGTCCATTTTGCTTGTCTTGCTATCCATAAGCATTTCAATAGCCTTGTCTATGCTGAACGATATGTACTGTATGAGATTCATTTTCCTATCCTCTCCTTACCACATTGGCAGATGCTTCAAATCGCTTTTATTCCTCCAATTACCTCATATTCGCAATCAAGATTTACCATAAGAAATGCACGATTGTTTATGAACTTCCAAACCGCGTCTGCTTCACTTTTTGCCGTTACTGTAGCATATCTTTCTTTTTCACGTATATCTTTAAACTTGAATAGATACTGATTTTTGCGTCTAAAAAGCATATCCTTTCCCTTTCTACCACATATCCATTTTAATATTTCCACCTCAACCGCCGCCGCAGGAATGTATAACATAAATAACGGTCGCTATCTAAACAGTGGTCGAACTCTTTTATAACAGCGTCCTCCGGGCTTTCCATATCCCACGAATACAGCCCGTACTCATTTATGGTTGCTTCGCAGTCCTTGTAATAGCTGATAATTCCTCTGTTCAGGAACGTTGTCTGCACCCTGATTCCGTCCAGCACATCATTTTCCGCACCCTTTGCAATGTACTTCCCATGCTTTTTGATTGTTTCAATGAAAGACGCTGCGGACGGGTCAACAATGATAAATGATACCTTTCTATCTCCTATCAGCTTGCATATTTCCTGGTAATGTGTTTCATCATCTCTCCGGATTCCGGTTTCTTTGCTGTCGTAGTAGTATTCATATTCCTTTTGAGCGTGCCGACCATCAAATGCCCATAAGCCTGCTGCAAATGGGTTCACCGTTCCATAGTCCACAGACACTACCCATTCTTTCGCCCCGGTCATGTGCTTGTCTTTGACGTGCTTGTCCTCGTCAAACATAGAGTAGACAAGCCCCTCTGCCACACACCACAGTCCTTGGATATACCGCTTGAAGAACACTCCCACATACATTCCCCGGTATCGTGCCTTTATGCGCTCTGATAGGGAAAGATTATCGTCCATGGTGAAATGCAGATATACAAGCCGCTTTTCCTCTGCCTTATCAATCCAGTTGACCTTGAACCAGTGCCGGGGGCTGTCCGGGTTACAGTTAAACCAGTACTTAGAACCGTCCACCGAACAGCGACCGGTTGCCTGGTTGACAAAGGATTCCGGCATCAGTGCTACTTCATCAAAGAACATTCCGGCAAGCGTGATACCCTGGATCAAGTCCTGGGAGCGTTCATCCTTTCCGCCGAATATGTAAAAGTAATTAACTGTGTTTCCCTTGCTTACAATCAGCAGATTGTCGCTTCTCTTGTCTATTACTGTATACTTTCTGCTCGCAAGCATCAGTTTCAGCCAAAACAGTACATTCCGGCGAAAGGATCCGATTGTCTTACCGGCCATTCCAAAATTCTGTTGGTTGAAGCTGTTCATAGCCCAAAGGACATATGACAGGGACATAGACAGCGTTTTCCCGCTCCTGATTGCCCCGTCTGCTATGATTCCGTCCATATCCTTGACCGGGCTTGCAGGACACCACCAGGTTAGGACTTTCTTCTGCTTGGTGGAGAATGGCTTGAACTGGAAGCCCTGCTTCTGCACCTTTGCTTTCATTGCGGCGGCGCGTTTTGCTATGCCTTTGCGGATATTTTCTATCCGGGTGTTAATTTCGTTCAAACCGTTTCACTCCAATCCAATGCCTGCCCACATTCCTTGCAACATCTCCCCCTTGCTTCAAAAGCGCCTTGCAACATAATTGTGTGGCAGTTGGGGCAAGCATATAGCCCGCCATGGATAGGTTTCTTTTGGATTTGCTTTTCCCTTGCCTCCCGGCATTCCTCGACTGCGCCGATTGCTCGGTACTGTTGGATTTCTTCAAGGGCTTTAATTGCCATTTCCATATCTTCATAAGCTTTTCCGTCAACGCCTTTTCCGATAATATGCGTTGCGGTGTCTACTCTATATCTCATTCTTGAAATCGCTTCATTCTCTGTCATCTTCCTCTACCTCACTTTCTTCCCACACTTCCGCCGCCGTTCCGTTCAGAGCGTCCATGAAGTTGTCCTCTGCTTCTTCCTCCGGCTGGCTGTCCTTGACCTGGCTTTCCAGCTTCAGGAGTTCGATTTCAAGCTTCTGCTTATCTAACTGATGTTTCATTGGATTGTTGATAAATTTATCTATCACAATCCCCATTGCAGTAGCAATCTCTGACAGCTTCGCAGCCTGTATTTTTTCTGGCTTTTTCAAGGCTTCTATGTAAGCATCTAAAACATCTTTCGCTTTCTCTTTTCTGGATTCCATATAATCCAAAATGTCAGCAGTGTTCTGTTCTTTTTTCTCTTCGCACATCTGCGCAATTTGCGCATTTTCATTGCAAATCTTTTTTACAGTGTTATCTGACACTCCAAACTTCTTTGCCGTTGCTCTATAGCTGCCAGACTCCACATAATCAGCAATTATTTCTTTTTTCTGTTTATCTGTCAGCCTGGCAGCCACTTTCTCTCACCTCAATCATAAATGTTGATTCATAATTTCCCATTGCGCCAGTTGCCCCTGCTCAATATCCTCCATGCAAATACCATATTTCAATATTTCGCAATTTTCTGAATCGCAAGCACAATGGTTCAGTTCGCAATATTCCCCACGCTCCGTATCCTCAACAAAATCACAATCTACTCTGATTCCCATATTTCTCTCCTCTATCCAAATGGTTCTATTACCTCAAAACATTCCTCATAGGTCAATCCAGTCACTTTCAGAATCTTATCAATGTTCCTTTTCTGAATATCCGTCTTTCTATTCAGGAACCGGCACATAACAGAGGACGGAATATCGCATTGGGCCGCAAATCCTCTAAGGCTCATTCCCTTGTCAATTATGTATTTTCAATTCTCCAATACTTCATATTTCACTCCACACCCCCTAAATCCCCTAATAATATTGTATAGGAGATTTGAGGGGAAGTTGTACCAAATTATTCTTCCACGTTCTCCGCATGTTCACATCGTTGCAGTATGCGGCTCCTGTCAAAATCCATCTCTTCCGCCATATCACAGCAGATAGTTCCACCTTGCGACTGTTGTGCATCCATATCAATTACACATCTGTTATAGCACGCAAACGGACTGTTACATCTAATCATTTCCCTATCCTCCTCATTTCCTTGTCAAAAATCGCCATGAAATATCTCCTAATCCCATAAAAATCCGTCCGGCAGTACGGTATCTGCTCCATTTCTTTTAGCTCCCATTTCACCCTGAGAGCGTCATAGGACTTGTTTTGAGTAATGCTAAGCAAGATATACTCTGCTATCATTTCATTAGCTGTATGAGCCGCCTGCGAAGCGAGAGAGGCATATCTGCCGGACTGTATCAGCTTTTCTAATTCCGCAACCCGCTCATCTGTCAGTCCGTAATACTCTATCGAGTGCCGTGGTGTTCTATGGTGCCGCGGCTCCTGCGGTGCACAGAAAATGCTTATCTGCTCAAACCCATTGTAATTCTCGCAGTATGTAATTTTTTCTTTGCATTCCACACACTTTCCGCATACCGTTAAACATGTCCGGCACAGGCAGTTATGGCATTTTCTGCGCAATATCATCACCTCCTATCAGAAATTAGGTTTTACTCCCAATCCAACGCCTGGCCGTTCTGGCAGCTCCCGGATCGGACACCAGGCCGGCCTTATCTCATGGGGCCTTGCCATCACATCACCTGTAGCAGCGCATTTGTAGCACCCTCCATACTCCACGCACAAATAGCAGTCGTCACAGTTCTTCGGCATCTCCATCACCAGGATCGCTTTTGGCTTCTCGCACTCAGTCTCATTTCCCGTCCTCAAACTTTCTTCATTCTTCTCTATCACAATGTCCCCTTCTTTAACTGGTTTTCTCCAAAGATATGTTATCAGCACTGACCAACATAAAAAATACTGCAATGTTGATACTTCTCCATATACCATGACAAGTATTCCTACAACAAACCATAGAATACAATTCCAATGCTTCCGGAGTAAGGGTTTAAGTTTTCTCATTTCTCATCCTCCATCCTTTTCAGCGCTTCCTCGGCTTCTTCTCTGGTGAGGAAAACGGTTTTGCCGAAATCATTTATATCATTTAGCTTGAATTCTCCCTCGTAAATTTCAAGTTGATAATCTTCGCAAGATTCGCATGGTCTACTCGGACAATCTAAGGAAGAACCCGAACAAAATCTATCCAAGGCATAAACCGTATCACCTACCGCGCAAGGCAGTTTCAGCAGTTTCCCTTGTTCCTCAAGGTCTTCATACGCTTTTAGCCTTTCCACTATATTCCTGTATGGATTCCCCTTTGTCACAAATTCCGGCAATCCAGAACAATTATTCGGATAGCATACCGGAAATCCATTTACCAATTCAGCTTTTGTCAATCTCTCCATATTTTCCTTTCTCCGCATACTGCGGTACTGTATTATCGTAAACTAACTAAATCTCACAAAGGAGGACATTATGACAGAGAAACTATCACAAAATCTTAAGCGGCTCCGTTCCCAGCGGGGCATTACTCAAAAGGAGTTGGCATCTCGCCTGCATCTATCCAACAGCACCATATCCAACTATGAAAATGATATCCATGAACCTGGCTGTGATACGCTGGCATTTCTTGCAGAATTTTACGGAGTCTCCATTGATTACCTCATTGGGAGACAGAGTACTGGACTGCCCCAGCAAAGAGTGATATACGGTAAATACACGCTTGACAGGTTCCTGCATCTTTTGGATACCTTGCCGGAGAAACGCCTTTCCTTCCTGGTTGACTTCCTCGTACTTCTGGAAGGTACCGGGGATTCCTGATTTCTGGGCTGATACGGCTTCCGGATACCTCCGGGAGCCTGCCTTTATGCAAACCTCAGCTGCCATGTCTGCTCCGTTGATATCACTGGGTTTGGCTTCCGCTCCGCTACACACAGTTCCGACAGGTTTGCCCTGACCAGTGCTGCCGGTATGGGCGGGCACACTGCATTGCCGCACCTCTTTACCTGCTCGCTTCGCGGATAAGTCTTCCAGGTGTAATCCCTGTCAATTATGTAATTATCCGGAAAGCCCTGACATCCATATAACTCCTTTGGCTCCAGCATCCTCAGTCCGATATCCACGATCTGATAGTCTACTCCCCGTATCGTGACAAGTCCAAACCGATCCTGTGTTGTCACGGTATCAAGCGGCTTTCTGATGTCCTGTCCCGTGCCTTGACCGTAATACTTGATTAACAGCGCCCTTACTTCACCGAAATGCCCCGGAGAACATGTAATTGTATGTAGCGGCTCTCGCAAATCCTGTCCTGTACCGCTTTTATAAAATTTGCTTAAGAATGATGTCACCAGACCATACCTGTTTGACGCATCTACTGTCATAATCGGTCCTTCAATCCCCTGTCCTCTGACCTCACTCTGGGTGGTCTCGGAATGATATTGTATCAACGCTGGTGTCATAAGCATATGCTGATTATTGGAAGTTATCGTATGGACTGGATCTCTCATATCACTCCCAAAATGATTCTCCCGGCTTACTGATAAATAAGGGATTTCATTTCCAACAATAAAGGGATCCGGATTATCCAGAACAAATTTCTTTATTCCTCTGGCAATCCGCTTCATTGTATTTTCTGCCAGCGGACGCACTGCCTTGATGCCGTACTTTTCCTTTATTTCTTCTGCTGTATCAAATATGCTCGGGCACGGAAGGGAGAAATCAATCTGTCTATACGCCCCTATGTATGGCTCCCGGATACCTGCCGCCACGAATATGCTGTCCGCAGGGGCATGTGTCGGTTCCGGCCATATAATTGGCTTCCCGTCACATCTTGCCACTAGGAAAAACCTTTTCCGCATGGTTGGCGCCCCAAAGTCTGCCGCCACCAGCTCCCGGTGTTCTACCTGGTACCCCAGCTCCTGCAGCTGGCTTACAAACTTCCGGAACGTCACGCCCTGCTTTGCTTTTATGGGCCTGTGGTTCCGGTTCAACGGTCCCCAGGTCTTGAACTCCTCCACATTTTCCAGCATAATCACCCTGGGCCTGGCTTTTCCTGCCCACCGCAGCGCCACCCATGCAAGCCCCCGGATATTTTTATCCTTCGGCTTCCCGCCCTTGGCCTTGCTGAAATGCTTGCAGTCTGGGCTGAACCACGCCAGTGCCACCGGATGACCGCCGCAAGCTTTTACCGGGTCAACGTCCCATACGCTCTCACAGTAATGCTTTGTGCTGGGATGGTTCGTCTTATGCATCCGGATGGCTTCCGGGTCATGGTTGATGGCGATATCCACGCTGATTCCGGTTGCCATCTCTATGCCAGTGCTGGCTCCACCGCCTCCGGCAAAATTGTCCACTATTAGTTCTCCATTTATCACAATCCCACCTCCCTCAAAATAAACTTAACTGCCCATCACACTGCTTTTTCCTAGGCACTCTGGGACGGTACCCTTTATCATTTTCTGCGAATGCATCCATTACACAGAAGGCAAAATCATGACACCTGTTTGGGGATTTTGCTGTAGCCTCTTTTATCTCTCGCCCCTGTTTATCGCACCATAGCCCATTTCCAGTGCAAAAATAAGCGCAATATCTGCAATACTGTCTCACTCCGCCACCTCCATATCCCCCAGCGTCATCTGCGCAAGGTATTCGTAGTTCATCCAGACTACTTCCTGGCGTGTCCCATGATGTTCTGCGCAGCTGGTAAAAAATTCCTTCCGCCATCCCTGCAGATAGCTGTTATACATCTCCGACTCGTACCCGGAAATCATGATTTTGGCCCTGCTCTGCAGGACAGTTTTCAGCAGCTCCTCATGATCGTCATTGGTCATCTCGTGCTTATACTGCTTTCCGCTCCTGACATCCAGCAGATAGGGCGGATCCAGGTACATAAACACGTTCGGATAGTTAAATCTCGTTATCACTTCAAGCGCCGGCCTGTTTTCAATCTGCACTTTCCGCAGGCGCTCCGCAATCTCTATAATCCAGTCCGGCAGACGGTACCAGTTCCAGAGAGCATATGATCTTTCCCGGCCTTGTACATCGTTCTTCCACCCGACTTTATACCCGTTCGTCCGGAACCCATGGCCCTGCCAACACCGAACCAAGAATCCTGCCGCCCGCTGGTACCGGCTGGCATATGAATTTCCTGGGGAATACTGCTTATCATATTCCTCCCGAGAGTAAGGCGTCGTCATCACCAGTCTGGCCAGGCGCTCTGAGTCCTGCTGAATGCAGCGGAAGAGATTCACCACATTGCCGTCCAGGTCATTCACCGTCTCGATTGCGGACGGTGCCTTGCTGAACAGCACCGCCCCGCTGCCGAAATACGGCTCCACATAACTGTGATGTGGCGGGATAAGTTCCACCAATTGCCTGGCTATGTTCCATTTACTGCCTGGATATTTGAGTACATTGTTCATTCTCCATTCTCCATTCTCCATTCTCCTCAAACAGGAGCGTCTTTTCCTTCGCCAACGCATATCCTAACTCACGGTTCGCTCCAGGAGATTTCTGCCATCCACGCATCATATAGATTCCGTCACACATATCAATCATCAAAAGGTCAATTTTCATGTACTCCTCATATGTAAATGGCAGGTTCTCATTGACCTTTGCTGGGTTAATGGTCTTGATTCCTTCAGCGTTCAGTTTGTCCTCCGCCCTCTGAAACCGCTCCATATAATCATCCGTCCCACTGATTGCACCCGATATATATACTCTCATTTTCCTTTTCCTCTCTGCTATAGCGTTGCCCCGGCCGGAGGCGGCTCCTTTCTCTCGTTTATCCCTGCATAAAATCAAACATCTCCATCTGCCCATCTACATTTGATTTCTTTTTCTTCTCTTCTGCCATCCTGGCATCCTTATAGGCATTATATTTCTTGCGGTACTCATAGCTCTTCCCAAAGATGTTCCATGCTGCCTTCACAACATTCGGTTCGTATGGCCGGATCAGCTCCAGATCCTCAACTGCCTTGTATGAGATCGGGCACCCACAGCAGCCCGTCCTGGTAAGGCCGTAGACCTCGTAAGCATCGGAATATCTTATTTCAAACTGCTCCTTGTACCAGGCCTTATCCTTGTCGGTGACATAGTAAAGGGGCCTGAATCTATACTGCCCTCCGGTCGTCTCAGTAAAGCACAGCGCCGTATTGTCCTTGCGTGGGACGGACCTCATACCGCCTTCCTCCCTCCGCTCTCCCGTGACAATCATTTCATAGCCCTTCTGTGCACTGTGCGCCACCTGTTTCTTGCAGTAGTCACAGCACTGCGCGCTGATCTGGAAGTCCGGCGGATACTCTCCGATAAAATCACGCATATATTTTGACGAGTTGATCACCAGCTGGATGTTCGGCCTCGGCTCCCCTGCGGAATTGCAGCAGCAGAGGAAATTGATTATACTCTCACTCTTTGGAAATCTCTCGCTCAGCTCCCTCCTTTTTGCCGCCTTATCCTCAGCCTGCGCGTATTCATCTGCTATTGACAGAGGTATCTTCTTTTTCTGCCAGCCTTCAAGCCCTGCAGACATTATTTTTGATACAAAGGGGATGCCGTAAGTCCTGGATGCCTGGACGATTCCAATCTTTGGACGGTATGGCTCAATCGTTATGCCATATTTCTCCTCCGTCTCTTTGACATGGTCTTTCGTGGCTTTCATCTCCAGGCCTGTGTTAAAAAAAGCATACTTTACCGGCGGAAGAGACGGCGCAATCTTTCGTGTGGTCTCAATTAAGTCAATCATGATATCACTGTCTGCCCCTCCGGAATAAGAACAGATCGTTTTGGGATGCTGCCTCAAATGCGTCATTATAATGCCCATGATCGCCTGAAATTTTTCCGGAGGATCAAGATCCGCATAATCCGGCCTGTCTGTATATACCCTGCTTCTGTATTGCTCACTCATTTTTCCATCAAGGAACCCGGCGCGCCTTTTTCCCGGGAAGGTTCCGGCTCCTTTCTGAAATCTTTATTCCGTCCGCAAGAACCTGTCCATGATCCGGTTCTTATAGTCATCTCCCACAGCCTTCTGTGGGCGGTATGGAGACGGAAGGGGCTGCCATGCAATGACGCTGTAGAATACTCCGTCCCTGTGCCATTCACCGCCTCCAGCATATTCAAGAACCGTAGGCACTTCCGCGTCTTCAATCATGACTATGTATTCTTCCAATTCATCCATATCCCTCAATCCATCACCAGGCTCCTCCGGCAGGTTCTTTCCGTCTCCGCAGTATGTCCACCCGTCATTGCTGTGACTGCGGATAATCGCCATAATCCTCTCCTGCGCCTCACCAAACCCATGGGCGGCAGCCGCTCCCCTGTCATGGATCCCTTCTGCTATCAGGCCCTGGAATATCTCCCCACTGGGATATTCCATTTCTTCAATCTCCAGAACGATTTCTTCTAACATTCTTCTCCACCCTTTCCAGATACAGCACATTCCTCCGCCGCTTAACTTTCACATCATGGATCCCCTTCCTGCCCATAAGACAGAGCATGGATCTCTGGGCCCGCGTTGCCTGGTCTGTATCTTCAAATTCTTCCCTCTGCTTCCGGGCTTCTGATTCATAAAATTTCCAGAATACCATTGAGTATGTCCCCCATGGGGCTTTCTCTCTTTTCATGTCAGCCACCTGTCCCGTTCCTGAACTCTTCTGCAAGCCCATTTATAATCGGTGTCCATGACAGGATGAGCGTCTGCGCGAATAGCATCATGTCTTTTTTGCCGTCATACTCATGCACCAGCGCTGCAGCTTTATCTGTATAAGCCTTTACTTTGTGGTCTGCCAGAAACTCTTTGTATATCCTCCACAGCGTGTTCTGGATATGTTTGACGCAATAAAACTTTTCTGCCGTATCTCTTCCATACCTGAAATCTTCTGCAAAGCTATCAATCATTGATTTCCATGAAATTACAATATTTTTACAGAACCATTGCAGTTCACTGTCATACTCGCTGACCAAATCATTCACTTTGTTGCAATATTGCTCAACATTGTGGTCTCTTTCATAAAAAACTTTGAATGTAGCCCAGAGTATGTTCTGGATGTTCTTTATATCTTCTATTTTTCCCTGCATGATAATCTCCTAATCTTCTGATGACTCTACCCATTCAAGGTTATCTGCCATGTGGTGTCTGCTGTCTCCGTCAATAAAACGCACATACTCATAGCTGTTCAGATTGTCAACAAAAGCTTTTGCAACTAACATGTATACAAAGTGCGTTGTCCTAACCCCATTCAAGCTTAAAATCACAACGGGCGGATGATTAGAATTGTAACGCGCCGCTATTTCACGCCTTGTCTTGTTATTAATAACCATGCCATAGTTGCTAACAGAATACCGCCCAAAATATCCGTCTATTTCCTTAAAAACTTCTTTTTCCCGCATATCTTTCCTCCATCGTAACCTATTTTTACTCTTGTAACTTTGTGTAACTTTTTTGAGTAACTATCAAAAATATTGATTTTATGCGGATGTAACCAGTGAAACCACTTTTGTACAATGCCATTACAAAAATTAGGGATTGTATAATATACACACATTTATAGTCTCCTATAAGATGAACCCTCAGTAGGTGGGTACAAGTGGTTACAAAATACAAGTGGTTACGATTAATCAAACGGCAATTTCATTTGCTCATCAACTTTTATCCATCCATTTTCATCAGTTTCAATCTCCGAAACTTCTTCGATTTTTAGCCAAACGCACTTACATACAGTGCCGTTTATTCTTGTAGGTTTCGTGTTTGCACCGCTTGAATGAGACAATAGGCTTTTCTTATTTGCCCATGACAAAAACGATTTCTTTGAAAAACCGCCAGTCTTGCACAATTCTTCCAAAGCCTGAGGATAAAACACGGCATACCCGTCTTTAAGCGTTCCCCACTTCTCGCAGGCAGTATCATCGTCAAACCGCGTACAGTTCATGGCAACCTTATCCAGTATGTAACGATAGCACCGCTCATTGTCAGACAGCTCATTCCGGTCAATTAAGACCTTTTTCGCCTCGTCAATACAAATATACTGCCCATCTTTAAAAAGCGTGTCTGTGGCGATTTTATCCGCTGTCAGGATGATGGAAAGTGATATGCTCTGCTTCTGCATTTTCTCATCGTCAAAAAGCTTCTGTTGGAAATCTTTTTGAATCTCCCGGACTTCATCTGCCCCCATGGACTTAATGACTTCCACGAAGTCTTTCCCAGCAAAACCATAATTCTGTTTCAGTGTATCAGCGGTGAGTTGTGGGTCTGAATACACCTTTTCTCCACATTCAATTTCCAATATACGGTTGATTGCGCCGCCCTGGCTGACATAAGATGTCAGAGGGCGTTCTCCATTCGTCAGTATGCAGTTGTTCCAGTGGCTTTCCGTGTTGATTCCAATATCCCGGTTAGAGCGTGTCTTGCCCTTGCCCGAGCATAAGTCATACACTACACCCTCAAAGTTCTCTTCAATTCGCCGGTTCTTCTTGCTGGTATCATCCAGAATCATAGGCAGATGGTTCAGCATGTTCGCCTTCGCTTCCAAGGCCACATCCGTTGTTTTAAAATCCCCGATGTATGCGCTCTCTGCCGGATTCGCCCAAACAGATGCCGCTAACATCAAGGTTACAGTCTTTCCACCTTCTGTTTCTCCCCACAGGTCAACAAAAAATGGTAGCACTCCTATTTGATGGATTAGCACGCTTGCAAAGGATGCCGCCAACATCAGCTTTATTTCCATTCTACAGGATTGCCGCAGCCCCTTAACATGCTCATACCACTTTTCCTGACTCCCATGCTCCCCGATGCTCTCAAACAACTGCCGAAATCGTGAATCTCCATCAAAAGTGATTTCCGTATCGTAAGGAAGAAATTCTTTCTTAATCCACCCAAGCTTTGAACTGGAATACTGCACTGCTATCTGCCCTGTATTACGGTTTTCAACGTCTGATAAGTACCTGACCAGCAGCTTCGCATTTTCGCTCGTTACAGCCACTCCGCGGCCTGACAAAGCCACTATTTTACTGGCAGAAGTTATCATCACCTTCGGCACAATTATTTCTTCCCAGCGCCCATTTCGCTTAAAAGCAAGCTTAATCTGTTCTTCGCCAGTCTCAAGGTTCTTAAGCCGTTCTATTGGCAGGATTGGATGGTAACAGGCAATCTGTTCCACCTGGGACATGTTCTGCGAATATACACCATTTTCATTTGCAAGCCAGGATCCGCAGTACATAGGCGCATATGGCCCGTCAAAATCTGTGTAATTATCCATTCCTGATCCCGGCGCTCTTTGGCTCGCTTTTTTAAATGATAAATCCACCTTTTTGTATGCCCTTACCAGGTCGTCAAACTGCCCTTTTACCCCTAGCATTTTCGCTTTTTCCTGCAGGGAGAGAAGCATGATTGCCCGGTCTATTTCGTCTTGAATCTCAAATACTTCATCCAGGACAGCCTTTGACAGAAGCTTTTCCTTTGTGTCTAAAGCCGTAATATCCAATCTCTTCTCACCTCCTTCTTGCCATTAAATGTTCAAGCAGATAAAAATCATATTCAAGTTTATTCACGGCATAGCACCAATCATCAGAAAACACCGGAGAAAGCAGTTTTATAGCTTTCATTAGATTGATTTCTTCCAGGACTTCCGCATGGAGCGCTTTCCTTTTTTCTTCCCGGATTCTCTTTGTTTCTTTTCGTTTCTGGCACCTATACTGGAAAAGCTTATGTTGGTAATCTGACTTATCAGCATAGGTGCCGCCAAGCATCTTAAATGCTGTTTTGAAGTCCACATTTTCCATAGACTGGACAAAGGAAAACACATCACCATTTGCACCGCAGGCAAAGCAGTTATAGGAATCCTTGTATATCTTCATGCTCGCCGTCTTTTCCTTGTGAAACGGGCAGCATATAAACCCTGCCCTGTTCGGCTGCGGCAGTCCATACCGTTCAAGAATATCTTTCATGGAATAGAGGTCTTTTATTTCTTCCTTAGTCATCACCACATTGGTTCTTTCTTCTTTTCTATGTTCTTTTCTATGTTATTTTCTTCGTATTTCAGTTCTACCGCCTTTACTTCCCCAGAATCATCTGTATGTACTTTCATGTCCACAAGCTCTAATTCCTGCAATACTTCCTGTAACGGCTTGCTGTAAAGTTCACCTAATTTCATTTCCTCTTAATCCTCCTTCATTGTTCCGCCAAGAATCTCTATGATTTTTTGCCCTGTTTCTTCCTTTTGGCAGAGTCAGTATTCATTTTCCAACACTTCTTTCAGTTCTCGATACAGAATATCCCTTATAAGTTTTCCAGTCGTTTCAGCTTTACAGAAATCCAGTTGCATACCATACCTTGCCCTGTATGCGTCAATGCTGGCAATCAAAGCCTTGGGATTATACATGCTTCTATACTTACCACAATAAGCGTGTTCCCATGTACCATTTTCCACTAACAGGTAAATCCGGCACCCTGCGGCTTTAGCCCTTTCAAACTCCCTTTCAAACCGCCCACGCTCTTTCCCAAAGCACAGACATAGTTCATCAAGATTCATTTTCCGCTCAATCACTGCCCTGTTGGAGAAATCAAGGGTACTTCCATCTGGCAACACACACTGGCAGGAATAATCCCCGAAATCCAGCTTGCGTCGCTCATGTGGTAAGCCTGTCTGCTCTATGCGTCTTTTAAGGTTTTCCGTTGGTTGTTCTCTGGAATCTACAAGCAATGTCATAGATTCCAGAGATTTTTTTAACTCAAATGGTGTCATAACGGCTCCTAATTAAAAGGCAGCTCTTCATCTATCCCGTCAGGAATATTCATAAATCCGTCTGCATCCGGCTTTCCATACCCGCCGCTCTGTTGTCCATTATTTTTTAAAAGCGTATCTGCCGGAATCTCAAATTTGCCTGAACGGATTTTCTCTACTGTCACAAGAGAATGGCAGTTTGTAAAAAATCCATGCCTGCCGTTAAATTCGTATTCCTTGTTATTGAATAATGCTCCAATCAACAAGCCTTTGAGTTTCTTTTCGTCCCAGTCAAAGCGATAACCTTTGTTGGAATCTTCAAAGGCATTCATCACTGTTTTGAACCGGCGCATTGTCCAGTTGTCCTGTTCGCTTCCATCGTCTTTTGGAACGCGCAGACGGTATGTACCTTTCCACTTTTTATCTTCGCCTGTCTGTGCCTTGTAATTAGCTGCAAAGAAATCTTTATGCTCACCCTCTGCGATGTCAAACGATATAATAAGCTGATTATTCCATCCCTTGTCAGAGTTGTCCTGCTCCACTGCATCAAGAATTTTCAGCACATACCCGCCAACCGGGAGCCGCTCTGTATCGCTGTATGCCTGTGCTTTTTCGTATCCATTTAATTTTTTCATTTAAAATTCCTCCAATGCCTTAATCACTGTTGTGATATCATTCTCTATTTCAAAATCCTCAAATGCTCCTTTTGGTGTCTTTGCAGTGCTGTTGTTCGCTCGCGTTTCAAAAAGATATTTCCCATCTACGCACTTTGACAGAAGAACTGTTGTGAACTTGCTTTCCAGAACAATCTTATTTAACTTTTTGCCGGATGTCTGGATTCTGGTAAACCGATACCCGGAATCATCTGTTTCTGTCTGTGTATGCGCCGTAAAAATAACTGTCAAGTCATCCCGGTAATCATAACAGTCAACTACCAAGTCCCAAACGCAGGTTGCAAGGTCAACCCACTTGTCATATCCCTTTTCCTTGCTCCGGCGCATTTCATCAGCAACCATTAAGCCGTTAATGGTATCAACAACCACCACTTTCCAGTTTTTCATTTCAGCGATTTTTCGGATGTACTGCCGGACAATGTTCACATCATCACTTTTCAAATAATTTCCTTTTTTCTCGCTGTACTGTTCCCTCCAACCTCTCCATGACAAACCTTTTCTGTCTGCGTCGATATAAAATGTTGTTTTTGGGTCAAGGTTCTGCATGGAAGTGGTTTTCCCAGAACCGGACTCTCCCATTATTGCAATTACTTTTGCCATATTTCCCTAATCCTCCAATCTCCTAATATTCCCAATGTCCATATGCGAAATGTCCTAAATACTTACCGCATTTTTTACAATGCAAATCCCATTCAACAGGAGTAAATATTCCGCAAATATCCTCTTTATAGACATTTCTTTCCTCTGTTTCCATGCAACCGCACTCACAGTTTAATGGTAAAGTTTCCATATCCACTCTCCTAATTCAGCAGGACAGCCTTTAAACTGCCCCGCCTTTCCCATAGTTACAGTTCAATCACAGTTAATTCCTTGCTATCCGTGGTACGTGTGGAAATGAACTGCAATCCCTTTTCCTTGCACTTACTGTACAGCCGCTCACGCATTTCCGTAGACAGCTTCTCCACTCCATCAATAAGGATAATCTGCAATCCTGCCGGATTCTGGATTGCCACATCAATGCAAAGGTCAAGCTTCTCACCCTCTGACAGATTGCTTACCGGAAGTCCGTTGATAAGCGGAATACCATCCTTGACGGACAACCCATCAATCGGAATCGTGGCTTTCTCCAAAATCTCACCGGGCAGATTCCGGGCTTTCTCAATCTTCTCCGTGTAGGAAGTGGACTTCTTTGTCAGTTCTTCAATATCTTTCTGTAAAGACAGCATCCGGTGCCACTCGTTAATATGGGATTTCATCTTCTCGGTTTCCTCTGCCTTTTTCAGCAGCGCATCCACCGGCTGCGGTTCCTTGTCTGCATATTCCGAATAAGCGGCTACAGTAGATTCATGCTTTGCCACGTTCTCCCGATATTCGCTCTGAATGACCTTTTCCCGATCCGCTCTAACAGAAGATAAGCCGGATTTCTCTTTTTCAAGGGAATTAATCTGCTCTTTCAGTGTGGCAAGCTGCGTGTCAATGTTCCGCTCTTTTGCCGCCATTTCACTATTCAAGGCAGACAAGGCAATATCTCTATCAGCTTCAATCGCCCGGAGTTTGTTCTCAAACCCGTCTTTCAGCCGCTTTGCCTTTTCAATTTGCTCATTAGACTTACGAATTTTCTCAATCTGGGTGTACAGCTCCCCAACATTGACACTTTCCCACTTGCTGCCGTCATAGTCCTGCGGCAATGCTGCCTTGATGTCATTTACAACGGATTTCTTCGACTTTATGTCCCGGTTCACGTCCTGCCGGCTACGGAAGTATGTACCGTTCTCTGCCTGGATGTCATTCAAAACGGCCAGAATGTTCTGCTCATAATTCACATCTGCCGGAATTTCCCCGAACCATTCCCGGATTGTCTCCATATTCCACGGAAAATCAATCATGTTAAGTATTGTCGCATTCTGCTCTTTCTTACCCATGCGCATGAACTCCATAGGCTGCAGTTGCAGGGGAGTAATAATGTCACGCAGGAACGCTTCCGGAGACGGAACGATATTCCCATTCTGCTTGACAGACTTAAAATCCGTCTGCGTTGTCCGGGATTTCCGGTTAATGCTCAGGCCAGTATCCGTTTCAATAATGATTTCGCCCTCTGTCTCGCCGTTTCGCACGATGTAATCCCGGTCCGATTTGTTGGTCAGCGCATACTTGATGGCATCAATCACGGACGTTTTCCCGGTTCCGTTCTCGCCGATCAGTTCCACGCTGCGGCTGTCCAATTCCTGTTCTGTAATTCCAAAAAGATTCTTGATAATGATTTTTGATACTTTCATTCTTCCCTATTCTCCTATGATTTTTTATCTGATAACCAAATGATCTCCTCGCTCTTTCAACACCGCAAAAGGCAGTTCTGCACCGTTTTTGAGCGCTTCACGGATTTTCATGTTGTCAGGCTCCTTCCGGCAGTATTCGTCCGGGACTGTAACGTCCGGTAAAATCTCCATCGGCTGTAAACCGCCATTCTTCTGGATGCCAAAACTGAACAAATCCGTCTTGAATTTCAGCTTGCCAGTAGCTTTCATGCTCTCATACAAGTGCTGTTTGAGCATCTTACTCCGGTTGTTAAGAGAATCCCTCCTTGCGGTCATGCGCTGGATTTCAGCGTCATATTTCCCCGCTTCGGCCGCAAGCTCCTTCAATACCCTGGCATAACCATCAGCCTTAATCTCAAACTCCCCATCAATTCCCTCTAAGGTGTCCTGAAATGCCTGCAGGTCAATGTTTTCCTCTTCCTCCAACATTTCCAGTAAACGGAGATAATCTCCTGTGATTTCATACAATGTACTCATGCTCTCCTAATCCTCCTTTACAGCCAGCATGCTTTTCCTCGGGCAGTAATAATGGGTAATCTTCCCATCCTTGCCGGCCGGAACGGCCACAAGCACCCTATCATTCTTGCTTACATTGTCAAATTTGACATGGGATTTCCTTATCCCATCTGGCACATACTGTTTTGCCGACTCTCCAGATGGGACTTCCCTGATGACCGTACCGGTCTTTTCCGTCCATGTCCCGCCGGACTGGCTGTCCCATGTCACCTTATCTCCTGTCTTCAATTTCCCCGTCCTCTCTTTCCGCCTCTTCATAGGCCTGTCTTTCCCTCTTCATCCGGGCCCGGCTGGGCACCCGGTATTCCTGCTCGCCCCACCACCAATCAGTGACCACGATGTTCTCTACCTCAATCTGTGCCATCTGCTTCTCCAACCTCCTGATAATCCGCACATACCGGATAGCTTATTCGTTCTCCGCAACGGAACTCATTGGAGGTTGTCCAGGATATAGAGATAGATTCCCTTCTGCACATCCTGTCCCGGTTGTATGCGCACTCCTCACAACTGCAAAACACGAAATCCACTTGACCTTCCTTTCCGCATCCCTTATAATGGATGCATAGATATTTTTAAGTATTTGGTAGGCTCCGTGCTTTGGTTGGCAGGCGGAGCCTATTTTCTTTTGCCTTCTTCCCGTATAGACAGGTATGCACATGCGATCAGCAGTACCATAAATGCGATAGTACTCCAGTAGGAACCGTCATTTTCTATGGCCCAGCTTGCGGCCCCTACGACGCCTATCATGGCAAGGAAGGCAGTCCCGCCCAGCACGTTGCCGGCGTTAAAAATCCTGTGTGTCACTGATTTCCTCCTTCCTTAGTATTCGAATGCGGGATACACCACAATCTCATAGGTGCCCAGCGCCGCATTGTACTGCTGAATCTCTGCTTCCCCATCCACTTCATCGTAATACTCCCAGGCCTGTTCCATGGTGTTACATTCCCGATAAGTCACTCTCCCGTCATCGCACTGGATCTTTACGCGGTAATTACTGATTCCCATCTGTCTCCTCCTTTCTTTCCCTCCGTGCCCTCCGCGGGGTGCACAGCCTGGCAAAAGCTGCGCACCTTGTGAAAGGGGGTTGTGGTGTCTGTACACCACGCGCAGGACACGGATAATTTGATTGGTTATAGAATCAGGAATTGTCTGCTGCCACCGCCCCTCCCAAACCTCCTGTTTTTCCGATATGCTTGTCCAGCATGCTTCGATATATATGGTACTGATACCGCCCCTTGCTAACTTTAGTCACTTCTCCGATCGGAGTAGCAAACAGGTTTCTCTTCATATGTTCCCGGAGCCCCTGTTTAGACATTCCAAGGATTTTTGCGGCTTCGTCCACAGTTACCCTTTCACTCACCTGTATCACCTCCCTCCTGCACAGAGTCCTTATCATTCCCAATCTGGCCATTCTTCAGTGTCCACTGCCAGAACCCGCTGCATCCCCGGAAGTCCGCCAAGATGGGTGTAAAGTCCGCCGATCTTTAAATCAGGCTTGCATCGGTGGTGTTCCCTCTTACGCTTCGCCCGGCTCCCGTCGGGATACTCTCTGATCACTGTGTATATGTACTCTGTCATGACAGGCCACCCCCTTATTTCAATACCCCGGCCATGCAGAGGATAAAGACAAATGCCAGCCCAAATCCCAGAACCTCGCCAATCAGGTACATGACGTAGGTCAGGACAAGCTTCAGCCGCTCATCTGTCATAGGCTCCCGGTCCCTCTTTGACCGTAATCTGATTTCATCCATAAAATTTTCCTCCATTTCAGAACATTTGTTCTTGCATCATGTGGAATTTTATGGTAGAATTAGTTCCACAATCAGCTACTTACTTAGTTGGTTGCCATGCTCCGGGGTGTTCGCTGCACCGCCGGGGCGTTTTTATTGCTTTTTGTCTGCTTATCTCCTATACTGTATGTACCAGACCGCCATCTGGAATACGGAAGAAAGGAGAATACTACAATGTTTGATTTCCGCTTTATTTACTTAAACGACAGTGCGTATAGCGCAAGCGATATCACCAAAATCACCATTCAAACATCCGAAGGGCTTAAGGATATTTCCGGTGATGAAATTCTTACTGCCAATATCCCATTGCAGACAATGTATCTTCATAGCGATAGTGGAAATTACACTGTCTTGGGAGATAATTTGATGGCAATCGAAGTCACAAAGCGTGAACCCTAATAAGGATTCAATGTGGAGTAAATATTTACCATCTGCTCTGTAAGCATTGAAAGAGATTCATATGAACAACTCTCTTTGGACTTCTCCGCAAGTAGCTCCAACTGCTTGTGGAGAAGTTCTCTCTCTTCAGCAAATATATTTTTCGTTTCTTCTTCCACTTCCTCACCTCCCCTTCCTACTCCAGAAAATACTCGATTGGCTTGCCGAAGAAATCAGCCACCTTTTTCACCTTACCCACGCTCGGTTCGTTCGTATTCCACTTGCGGATACTGCTCCTGGGAAAACCAAGTTCTGTCTCCAGACGCGACACGGTTATCTTCTTTTCTTTGCATATGGCTTTCACATTATCGTAAAGCAATTTCTCACCTCCTTTAAAAAACGCAAAATTTAGCGATTTTTATATTGACAAATTGCGCAAAATATTCTATATTTGAAGTGCGACCAACAAAAAGAATATCTGCTATTTATTTTGAACATTCGCAAAATCTTGCGTATCTATAATTCTATTATACACAAGATTTTACGTATGTCAATAGTAAATTACGCAAAATTTGGAGGAATTTACTATGGGACTATATGAGAACGTAAAAGAGGCTGCAAAAAACAAAGGGTATTCAATAAATAAATTGGAACAAGAACTCGGTTTTGCCAGAAGTTATATAGGAAAGTTTAAGACTATAACACCGAGTGTTGATAAAATTCAAAAAATAGCTGATTTTCTAGGTGTTTCCGTTGAATACCTAACGACAGGCGAAGAAAAAGAAGATTCTCCAATATATTACACCAATGAAGAAACCGCCAAACTTGCCCAGGAAATGTTTGAGGATGAAGACATGCGCTCCCTCTTCCATATGAAGCGCACAATGCCACCGGATCGGTTTAAGGCACATATGGACTTTATGAAGAATCTGTATGATCAGGAAAAGGAAAGTAATTTTTAAGTCCGTTTTATCGGACTCAAAATATTGTATTATATACAAGGGGTGATTTGATTGGAAGAAATAAATGTACAGATTATAGACATGGACACCATGGTTCCGGAGCATCTGGTCAAGAATGCTGATGATTCATACACAATCTTTTTAAATGCCAGATTGTCAAGGGACAGTCAGTTGAAGTATTATTATCATGCTTTAAGGCATATAACAGAAAATGATTTCTGTAAAGAGGATGTGCAAAAAATAGAATATGAAGCACATAATGATTAAACCGCTACGGCGATTTGATAAAATCTAAAGAAAAGGGGGATAAAATATGGCATTGATAAGTTGTCCTGAATGTGGGAAGGAGATAAGCGATAAGGCGGCAAGTTGTCCGAATTGCGGAAGCCCAATCAATGATTCTGCAAACAAAAAATTCTGTCAACACTGTGGGGCATCCATTGATAAAGAATGTGTCGTGTGTCCTAAATGCGGAAAACAAGTAGGAGAATTGTCTGGAAATGACAGGAATATCATCATAAACAATTCTTCCAGCGCATCTGCCGCCGCTTCTGCGAGCGCAAGCGCAAATATGCGTCCTGGTATATATGGCAGACCGAAGAACAAATGGGTGTCTCTTTTGCTCTGCATTTTTACAATCTGTGGGCACAAATTTTATGAGGGAAAAGTTGGGATGGGAATACTGTATCTTTGCACATTAGGATTATTCGGTATTGGATGGATTATTGACATTATCACACTTGCTATGAGGCCTAATCCTTATTATGTTTAAAACCGCTTTGTAGCAAAAGCTCCGTCCCAGGCACAAGTTGGAAAAAACGGAGCGTTTTATACCAAAGTAAAACCGCCCGGTGCGCCAACACCGAACGGCTTTAGATATACCCCGGAGGGATACAATCAGGTCTCACAAACCTACAATGATTGTATCATCTCCGAGAGCAGCCTGCAAGCGAAATTTTCGCCGACTGTTATTTTTGTACCTTTTTTGTACCCATTTATGCAGATCAGCCAAATTTTAAGCGTAGGATATCAGCTGATCGCTGTGCACATTTCACAAGGAGGATGATACAATGTCAAGAAGACCAAAACACCCAAAACTGCCAAACGGATTCGGAAGCATCAAAAAACTGTCCGGCAACCGGACAAACCCATATGCCGTATATCCTCCCACCACGGAATTTTCTCCAAACGGTTCCCCTAAAACCCCGAAAGCACTGTGCTATGTTTCGGACTGGTACACAGGCTTTTATGCCCTGATGGAATACAGGGCCGGCTCATTTGATCCAGGTCACTTCTCTGCTCCAGCAATCAGCCAGTCTGATAAAGGACAGGATGTGGTATCCAGGATCATTGCCTCCTATAACCGCCAGACGCGGGACGCCGCTCAGACAAAATCCTTCTCTGAAGTATATAAAGAATTTTTTTCTTATAAATACGAAAGAGATAAGACACGCATTTACTCTAAATCTTCTATTGGAGCTACAAAAGCCGCGTACAATCAGGCGGCCGCGCTTCACGATATGCCCTTCCATAACATAAAAACAGAAGATTTACAAATGGTAGTTGACAACTGTTCCAAAAAGCATGCCACAAAAGAACACATTGTAAACCTTTTCCGTCAAATGTATGACTACGCATATGCCCATGACATATGTGACAGAAAGTATTCTGACCATGTCAGGATCAATACACCCGATGATGATGAAAAAGGAGAACCCTTTACAGAGCAGGAGCTTTCCCTGATCTGGACGCATGCAGAAGGAAATGACATTCTGCAGGCCGTGCTTATCATGATCTACAGCGGCTTCCGGATCTCCGCATACCAGAAGCTTGAAATCAATATGGAACAGCAGTACTTCCAGGGAGGCGTAAAGACAGCTGCCGGCAAGAACAGAATCGTTCCATTCAATAAAGGAATAGTCCCCTTCATCCACAGAGACAATCCCCTTTTTACATCGCCGGCTGTTCAATTCCGATCCTTTTTTTCCGCTGCGCTGAAGGATATTGGGATAACGGACCATACCCCACATGACTGCAGGCACACCTTTTCCTGGTTGTGTGATAAATATAATGTAAACGCACTGTCTAAGAAAATGCTTATGGGGCATGCACTGGGGAATGATGTGACAGATTTAAAATATGGGCACAGAACTCTTGATGAACTCAGGGCTGAAATCAATAAGATAGGTAAATGATTGTCGCTAACGTGTTGCTAACCGTTCTGATTTTCACCGATTTTTTACGGATGAAAATTGCCTTAAAAATGAGCGGAACCCTATATATACAGGGCATTTTCTGCGGTTTTGTCATATCCGCCGTTTTGCTCAATTTTAAGGGATGTGTTAATAAAATATGGAGTCAAACCGTGATATTATTGCATTTCTCAGTAAAATTTGTTGCTAACGTGTTGCTAACCGCTTAAAATTACCAAAAACAACATCGAATTATTTTAAACATTATGACTGTTTTCAGAGCAGGCGGCAGGGTAACCCTACCGCCCTTTTCTGCCGTTGCGACGTCGCAGCTATACTCTCTTCAGCAGTCCGGCCACCAGCAGATTATACATCCGGGTATTCTGGGCCGCGGTGCCAAGATAGCCCGTGATCCCGTTGGCCTTTGCAATCTTCACCCGGAAGGAATAGCTGCTGCTTACCCCAATACTGGTCAATGCTGCCGCCAGAGTGGTCTTTTTTCCCGTATATGCCGGATAATACTGCATGGATGCCTTGGACGGAATATAGAGCTTCTGCCCCACATGAAGCGTGTACGGGCTTACCAGGCCGTTCAGGTCGGCAATGTCCTTCCACGCCACTCCTATTCTCTTTCCGATTCTGGAGAGCGTGTCTCCCTTGTTCACAGTGATGTAAGGACCATTCTCCTGCGGCTTATCAGATGCGGGAGTATCCTGCACCGATTCATTTTTGCTGAGTCCCAGCTCCTTGACCAGGAAATCCACAATCCCCTGCGCCGTCTTTTGGGCATGGGCTGCCGTCAAGAGGATCGGCGTGTCGTGGGTGGAATCCATAAAGCCATTTTCCAGCAGAAGCGCCGGCATGGTAGTGTACCTGATCACGTACAGATCGCCGACCGCTACCTTGCTGCTCCGGTTGCCCACCAGGCCGGTCCGGGCTATGACCGCATTATAGAGGCGCTGCGCCTTGGCCCGCATCTCCGCATCATTATAGTAAAATACCACCGTCCCGCCGCCGGCGCCGCCGTTAATCCCGGCATTGTGGTGGATGCTCAGGTAAAAATCCACCTTTACATTGTTGGCCGCTTTTACCCTGGCGGAAAGGCTGATATCCTTTGCCCCGGTGGTATCGTCCACCCGCATGACGGTGCAGTCATAATGCTTTTTCAGGTCCGCTTCCACCAGATCGGCGATCCGGTCGTTCAGGTACCACTCCCTGGTCTGGGCCGGATCGATGCTTTTCAAGCAACGCTTGCCGAATGTCCCCATCCCGTGCCCTGCGTCAATTGCAATAATTCTACTCATACTCACGTTCCTCCTTGTCCAATTTCAATATTGTAGTTACACCTGCGCCCCGTCTTCTAACTCCGGCAGTCCCTTAAGAGATGTAAGCAAAGAGGCTACGCCTGCAAGTGCCGCTGTCCCTGCCACGGTCTTCCAATCTACCGCCGTAATGGTAGCAGCTGCGGGGAGCATCGCCACTGCTGTCTGGGCCATTGTTTTCACTGCCCTGATTCCTGCCTTCTTCATCCATTCCATCCAATTCCTGTTTTTCATTTTATTCTCCTTTCTTATAAAAGAACCACCACTGCACCAATTAAGGCACCTACGATTGTGCTGATTACCGATGTGATAATTGCCATTTTGATATGTTTGTACGATTCCGTGGGTTCTTTTTCCAATGCCTCCAGGCGCTTTCCCTGCTTCTTCTGCTCCTCCAGCATATTGCCCATGTTGACTGCCATTTTTTCTACCGATACAGTGAGGGCGTTGATTTGCCGGACATTATCCTCCAAAAGCTGTAGCCTGCGGTTCTGGCGCGCGTTTTCCTCGTCGATTCGGCGGGCAAACTCATTGTGCTCCTGCCTCGATACATAAGCCACTTCCATAATAATTATCACCTCGATTTTTATTTAAATTTTACATCCAAATGCAAAGGCTGTTGTACCATAATAATAGCCGGAACCACCCTCACAAGGTGTCCCGGCTCATGGTTTTTGTTTTATGTTGTCCCCCGTCTGGGGGAGGCTCTTATGCGCATGGCTTCTCTTGACTTGCAACCTTGCGGTAAGCATGGATTAAAATAATAGCCCATTTTGAATTTCCTCCTTTCTTTTTATAAAATGTCTACAATTAAATAGTTGTCGTTTTACCAAGAAATCTAATACTTTCTACATAAAAACCGTTTCTAGTACCCCCGCCATGAAAGCTAGAACCATCCGCGACTGTAAACGTCGGAGGTCCCGCAACCGTCCACTCAATTACACCCTTATCCACAATGGTTTGAATGTCGCCACCACCATAAGGACTTTTGTATTGCTTTACAACTACGCCATCGATGTAAGAGGTAGACCATACTTGCCCAACTGTATTATTGTTGCATAGGAGCTCCATAGCATATCCCTTAATATAATGACGATCGTATTTGCTTGTATCCATCGGATAAGTATACGTTCCAGAGTGGTTCGTGGTCGCGTTGATCTCGTTTGAATTGATATTGTAAGGTTGTCCAAAACTAATACGCAAACCAATCTGGTTAACGCGGTCAGTATCAGCCCATTTAAACAACGCGTACAAAGTAATCGGGTCGGAGCCCATCGTCAAGTTGGTTAGTGGAGTAGTGGCGGTTCTGCTAGTAACCCAACCAAGAAAGGTTGCCCCCGTGATAGCAGGATAGACAACGGAAGGGGATAATACACTTTGGCCTTCGTCATACTCTTGAGTATAATTCCGGCCGTTGAAGTTATAGGTTACAATATAGTTAAACCTGGCATACAAAGAAATTGGCGAATCTCCCATTGTCAAGGAGCCGGCAGGCTGGCCGCCGTTAGTAGTGCTCCAGCCTTTAAAAACTCTCCCGCTAACAGACGGGACAGTATAGGAAGGGCTTAAGACGCTTTGACCTTCGTCGTATTCCTGAGTGTGAACCAAAGATCCGTTTACATAATAATTACAAACGTTCCCTGAGGAATAAACAAGCTGTGCGCCTTGATACATCTTTATAACTTTTTTGTTTCCCACAGAAAATTTAGCTTTACTTGCCCCAAAATAAATCGGCATAACCATACTCCTCCTATTGCACAATAACATATAACGTGTCCGGATGACTTGCCGCGTCGGGGGGCAAGGTCTGGACACTGTTGATGTTTTTGACAACAGCAGATCTGGTACATTCGGCAAACGCAGCCTCTATCCTGCCCTCCAGGTCATTCATGTTTTTCCCGGAAAAGCTGTCCCCTGTCTGGGACACGAGGCCCTCGTCCCGCTCTACATCTACGGTCATTTCCTCGCCGGTGTCGATATTGGTCAGCCTGCGCCTCCCGGCAAACTCCGCCAGCCGATCCTTCCATTCCTTCTTAATAAATGCCATTAGATTGTACCTATCCCTTCCCCGGCGTATATCTCGCCGCAATAGCTGAGATCTCCTATTGATCTCCCATATGTAAATGCAATGTCATGCATGATTCGCTCTATGTCGTTCCATTTTTGGTATGAGGTAAGGGGCTGCTCTGGCGTCTGTGGGGTGGAGGACGTCACGGCCCATGCATTTCTTATTTTCTGTACATTATCAAGTATCCGCACAAAATCACTTGATCTGGGGAGGTCGCCCTGATTCCATCTTCTGGTCCTTACTGAGAGACGCAGCAGCTCAAACTCCCCTATCAGGCGCGTGTTCCACTCTATCCTATTCAGGTCAAGGACGTTGAGGGCCCCCTTGATGCCAGAGATCCATTCCTCTTTCTCCTCTTCTGTGATTGTGCGATTCAGGTATTTTTCATTTAGCTCCACTACCCGGAGTACATCCTTCTTGGTCCGGTCATACACAAAAACGAACCAGTAGGTCAGGGACATCTGTCCATGGGTATACCGCCGGAGTCTTTCGTGGGAATAATGTCTGAAGAAATCATGGTTCATGCGCTCACCCCACAATAACATATAACGTGTCCGGATGACTTGCCGCGTCGGGGGGCAGTGAAGCCACCTTTCTGATACTTCGCACCTCGGGGGATTTCGTCGGCGCATACGCGGTTTTCTCAGCCTGCACTGTTCCGCTGAGGGATTCCTCGTATTTGATGGATATCTTGTCCGCCCAGCCCTCCACTTGTATATACCCGTTGTTGATGTTGCATACTGTTATACCTGTATAACTACCTGACGGAACAGCAAACCACAGCTTTCCGATACCGTCATACCCAAACTTGACTGGAATGCTGTTTATGCCCTCTGTTGCGGAAACCAGATCCACCTTGGGTAAATACCAGAAATTATTATCATATTGATATCCGTTTACCAGAATTACATACGCATTATAGTCCTGATACAACATCACCATGCAGGAGAGCATCCATCCGACGGCAGAGTTTATATTAACCTTGTAGTATCCCTGCCGCCTCGCCATAGTGCCGTAATGAACTTGCGGGGCAAGCTTCGGGGTCAGCCCAGTATAGTTTTCGGAGTCCAGCTGTTTCCGCCACGGGCCCCATGTGCCGCCGCTCTTCCCCCTTGTGGCAAGCTGCCCTGATCGATAGTCCCCATACATCTGATACGCGTAATCGGAATTGTACGATTGAACAAATTCTGCTCCATCCATTGCGCCATATATATTACCCGTGTTACTTACATAAGATATGATGTTTACCACTCCTGGGTCAAGTCCTGCATCTATATTCAGTGAGTTGAAAAAATTTTTCAAACTATTTGCCGGCCCCCCCACAGTCTCGGAGCCTGCGTATTTAGTAGTATCAGGCAGCGCGCCGATGTCTTCACTGTCAAGCACTACGTTTCCCGTTTTCCCGTTGACCGCGGTAACGGAGCTGCCTTCTATCCGCTCCGCGATCAGCCGGACCTGCTCATAATAGTGCTTTGCGCTGTCTGTGGACTCATCCGGGCGGGCGCCTCCCGTTCCCACCGCATAGCTCTGTGAGTGGTTCGCAGAATCCCGTGCGGCCTCGGCGGCCTCTAGCGCTGCCTCTTTTGCCGTGAGGGCTGCCCATGACGCGGCCTCTGCATTCCCTGCGCTTTCTGCGGAAGCCGCGGCCCCTGCGACGGCCCCTGCCTCCGATTCCTCTGCGCTACGCTGGCTCTCTGCCGCCTCCCGGCTGGATGCCATGGCTTTTTCCGCTTCCGCCCTAATATCGGCCAGATAGTCCGGACGAAGGTGCTTCTCTTCAATGCTCCCCTCCCTGATCTTTACAGATACCTCCCCGCTGTCGCCCAGAACCCAGACGGCAGTGTCGGAGTCCGTGAACTCATACTGGGAAACAAAGGCGGACAGATCCACATATTTCTCGGTGCCGTCGTCCAGAGTAACAATAAGCCTCTGTGTCTCCCGGTCGAAGTCAAAATTCACCGCAAGCTTTTCTAGCAGCGTGTCGATTGTCTTGGTTGACCCGTCATAAAGCGTAAAAACGATGGCGCCATTGCTCCGGTTGAAGAACACGTCCCTGAAAAGTCCCTGGGCGTCTGTCCTGTCAAGCTTTGCCGTATCCAGAGACAGTATCTGGCTGGCCAGATCCCTGAAATTGGAATTGAAAATATCAACATCGTAGTTGTCTGTCTGTTTAGGGTACTGCATACGATTTCTCCTATCTATATTATCCCGGTCTCTTCTCCAGCATAGATTTCACCCGCCATATAGTAATCTGTAAGCATTTTATAATATCCCCTGCATTTTGCAGTGCTTATAAATCCGCCTGCAAGGTCCGTTGTCACAGATTCAATGGATGCAGCGAAATTTCCATGCTTTCTGGAAGGGTTTTCGATTTCCACCATGTCCCCAGCTTTTTCTTCTGAGGCAATGTACTTTGTCTTTATAATCTGCTGCAACTGATAGTATTCCAGAATCTTATTTGCCACATTTTGCGCCGCCACCAGATCAAGCAACGCACCAGAAAATGTTTTTGAATTCCGTAGTTCCCCGCTTTTTATCTTCTCAATACTGGACAGTACTGTCAGTTCTTCTCCAACGTATTTTCGGCCAGTAATAACTACTTCAGACCGCTGCTGGGCCGGGATTTCCAATATCACATAGTATGGCATCTGCTTTATTATCTTCCCGGCGCTTGACATCAACTCGGCCGCCGGACTTGCAAATTGTATCATATGACTCCCCGGCGGATAGCTCCCCTTTGTGATTTCACTTCTCTTTTCTTCCAGCGTCCATGTCTGGTATTTTACATTTATATCCGACACATATCGTTCCATCTCTATTGCCGTCTCAAATTTTCTGCTTCTCCCAATACCAGACTTGACTGTTTTTTTACTGCTGTAAATGGATATTCCTTTCTGTCGTGACGTGTTGATGATACTTCCGCACGCAAACAGCACTTCCCGGAGAGCTTTCTGGCAGGTCTGGATTTTAAGCGTGCCATATAACGGCGTGTCTGCCGTTACTTCATCCACTTCATAATCAGTAATTCCAGCAGACGCCATAATTTCTGCTATGATTCCGCCTGCTTTTTCCCCGTTATACATTCTCCCGTCTATAAAATCTGTGTTTGCCAGCATCCCTTTATAGTCAATTGCCGTCATTTTGCAGATATTCTTTGTAATAGAAGTACTATCCAGAAAAAAAGTTCCAAGTGGTATAACCTCATTGTCAACTCTTTCATAGGCAAGCATGTTTTGCCGCCGTTGAAATGTCTTGTGCATTCCGCTTTGATTCCCCAGGTTGAATTCATCATGTTTATCAATAAATTCAAATGTAAGGGTATCTGTTGATATCCGGTCGCTGATGGGATCCACTTCATTAATTAATTTCCCTATTTTGATTGTATCACTGTTCCAGGTTATGCTTGTACCATATTTAATATACTGCAGCTTTACATTGTGCCATGGAAGAGCTTTCAAAAATATGATCTTGATCTGTCCGTAATCTTCTACCTGATGCTCACAGAAATATACAAGAGCATCAGGAAAAAACTTTCTTTTCGATTTCATGTTCCCGCCAAGATCATACCAGGATATTTCCAGCTCCATGGGATATGTGTCCAAAAAGGTCAATGTCAGCCCTACACTTGTATGATTTTCCGTGAAGCGGATAGAGATCGACTGCTCCGCAGGAAAGGTTCCGTCCGCCACGGACTGACCGGAAGAAAAATACACAAGGTCCTTCGGAACGTCCGGGAACTCCTCCCGACTCTCGTCAAGCACAAAGAAATTGTGTTCAAGGGTACCGTAATCCGGTGCTGGAAGGTTTTCTTTTATCCGACTGATATCTGCAAACATGGCATTGCTGGCTGAAGATTCTCGGGCATTGTCCAATGCTGTCAAGTCATATAGGTTGTAATCAACAAAAAATTCTGTTCTCATGGTCTCCTCGCTGGGGATTTAGCGGTTAATTTACAGGTAAAGCCGGTAAACTCTGCTTCATTGTCCAGGATTTTCTTGTATTCGTCTGATACACTGGATATGTAACCGCGGAATGTGTAGTATCCGTTTTTCAATGGGATGGATATGTCATGGAACTCCACCGGCTCCGTCATTTTGTCCCAAAATGCATCATAATCCGTATCGCCAAAATCGCTGCTCGTACCGGCTGTCAGGGTGTAATTGTAATACACCCCGATCAGCTCCCTCTGCAGTTCTCCATCTTCTGTGCGCTCTGCATACTTGTCCAGGAAATCCGCAGAACGTTTCAGTGAAACCATGGGGATGTCAAAAAATATCCCGTCGACTATTATTCCTTTTTGAAATTTCATCACGTCACCCCCAGCACACTCACATCATATCCACGCCTGGACATGACCGAAAACAGATCATCCAGCACCGCTTCTCCCACATCCACACCATTAATATTCAGTACCACTTTTGTCTGCCCGCTTCTGGCACTTCCAAAGTCAATTCCGGACAGTTCCTCCCGGACGGCCTGCTTGATGGTGTCCAGCGGCGCCTCGATATTTGTTTTTCCGGCCGGCTGGTCGCCCAGGATTGCCATAAATGGATTTCCGCCGCGGATGACGGCTCCGGTGGCCAGGCGGGGGAGTTTTACTTTTGGTATATCTGGTATTTCAGGTATCCCAACAACTCCGGTAACAACATTTATTCCGTCTACAAGCCCGTTTATCAAATCTATTGCCAGATTTAGTATTCCCTCTATGATAGTTGGAATAAGATTAAATATTCCTTTGAAGACATCAACTATACCATTCCAGGCCTTTTCCCAGTCACCCGTGAACACACCTACTACGAAATCAATAAGTCCGCCAAATATATCAAAAATTCCTCCTACAACATCCGATATTAATCCAAATAAGGTTCCGATTGCATCTCCGATTCCTTTTATAATCGGAAGAATAACTGGAAGAACATTTTCAATTATCCAGTCAATAAGTGGCTTCAAGATGTTTTCCCAAACAGCTAACAAGAAATCCCCTACTTTTCCCAGTAACCCAATAAATTTATCTAACATTGGCTGAATATGTTCCTGCCACAAAACATCAAATCCTTCTGCCCACTCCTCCAATATTGGCTGCACGTTCTCGTTCCAGAAATCAAAAAACTTTCCGGCAGTATCTGACAGACCTTCCGCAATGGAATTAAAAAACGGCTTGAGATGCTCATCATACATTTCATTGAATTTATCAAATGTATCTTCTATGCCTTGCTTTATAGTTTCTGTCACTTCTGAGAGAACACCTAAAAAGCCATCCAACGCAGTGCGAAATTTTTCTTTGTTATCTATAAATGGCTTTATGATGATGTTTAGAATGTCTCCGGCCAGTTCTCCGACTATTACACCTAATTCCAAAAACGAATTTGTAAATATCTCTATAAGATTTGCGGTAAGTTGTTGCCCGTTTTCACCACCAAATGCTTCAAAAACGTAAGCAAACGATTCAGCAAAAGAAGCTATCAAATAGTTGATGTCTTCTATGACATCAAACATGGAAATTAGATTTTCTTTAATCTGTTCTTTATTTTCATCAAGGAATATTTCTATTCCTCCGAACAGATTCTCGGCAATAGTTAATCCAATGCTTGATATAGAGCCTGCAATAGAGCCAAGAGTATATGCCACTGACTGTGCCCAGCTATTAGATGCCCCTAATACTGCCGGGTCTGTGAAAATATTCTTTAAGCTTTCCTTTACAGACGAAATGCTTGACTTGATGGATTCCCAACGGTATTCCCAATCCCCCAGACCATCAAAAAAGCCTTGAGAAAAAATATCTTTAAGCTGCCGGGCATACTCAATAACCGGTTTCATAACCTCCTGCACCCGCTGCCAGAAACTCAATACTTCAGTGTCAACCGGAACTTCTTCAAACATGTTTGCCCCGGTCTCTTCCGTTCCAGCTCCCCCGCCGGATGTATCTTCTTTCTTTTCCAACACATCCAGATCATCAAATTTGGCTAAGGCTCCCCTCGCCTTGTCTGCCGCTTTCGCCGTGCCGCCCAAAGATTTGTTGTAATCATCCTGCACTTTTTTGGCTTTTGTGAACGTGCTTTTCCCACTCAATACGGCGATAAACTGCGCCACGTACGTCATGGCTGTAGAAATAGCACTTACAAGCTGTGTAAGCCATGGTATAACCATCTGGACGATAGGGGCAAATGCCGCGGCAAACTGATTCCCCAGCGTCGACATGGCATTCTTCATATTCTGGATATTCTGTGCATAGGAATCAGAGTATCCGGCAAAGTTCTCAAAGCCTTTTTTCATGCCGGATATCATGGCGTTAAAACCCTTGGATATCCAGTTAAAAATCAAGAGAGAAAGGGCGATGCCTTTTAATCTGCTTGTGAAATTAGACAACAGTGCGCTGCTTTTCTTTGTTCCCTGCGCTACTGCAGTAAAAGCTTTGTTTGCAGATTTCCGCATTTTATTAAACTTCTCAGGTACACTTCCAAGGTTCTTCCGGTACTCTTTAATCTTACCGTTTACCTCTTCCAGCTCCCGGTTTGCGTCCTCATACTGCTGGTAGCCCAGTCCGACACCTGCCGCTTCCATATCTTTGATTTCTGATATTAGCTGTCTGCGGCGTTCCAGCAGATCAACGATCTCCTGATTGGATACTGTGGCATTCACCCTTATCTGGTCAAGACGCTGTTCTTCTTCCGCTTCAGCCTGAATTTTCGTCTGGCGTTCCGCCTCTTTTGCAGCAAGCTTTGCCTCGTTTTCGGCCTGCCTCTGGATACGCTCGTTTTCTCTTTGCAAGGCCCTTTCTGCCTGCTCCTCTGCCCGGCGCTGGGCCGCTTCTCTTTTCTCTGTCGCTTTCGCTTCCTGTTCGGCGATCTTCGTCTGGCCGGAGTCTGTCTGTTTGTTCAGCTCTGCCTGATAGGCTTTTACGGCATCTGTGGCATTTTTCCAATAAAGATAAAGCTGGTCATAATCTTCATCGCCAAAAAATTTCCCCTGGCCCTGAAGCTCCTTCAAGGATCTTGCGTACTCTTCGACATCTATTCTGAGCTGGTTCCAGTGTTCATCTATTTTATCTACTTTTTCAGTTTGTTCCTCGATAGCTTTAATTGCGTCTTGATTATATCCGGGTGTTGAAATAGGCGCACCATACCTAGGCTCTTCTGGCACGTAAGTCGCCGTCTGACTCCCTCTTGCCCTCTCAACTGCCCTCTTAGCAAGTTCCTCAATCCTCTTTTCTTCTTTTTCAATGTCATCAAAAGCTTCTTTTAATTCTTTTTTTGCAGTGGTAGAATCTACCTTTATTTCTACATCGGAATTTCCGGAAATGTTTTCTGCAAGCCTTCTGGCTTTTGCTTCCAGTTTCTTCCCATCATCGTCAAAACCTTGTATATCTATTCCCGTTCCTATCCTTATACTTCCATCATACTCTGCCACGATCTCACCACCTTAAAAATAAAAAAGTGCCACAGACGCGCATTACACGCATCCATGACACCGTTTAGTCCTTCCCCTATGCCAATTCATAGGGTGCTTTGATTTAGTTATGATTATTGTATCATTATTTGAGAATGAATTTGTACCAAATTAAAAGAGCAGTATTCCTACTGCCCTTTCATAAAATCATTTCTTTTTCCAGTTCCTCTTTTCTTTGCTGCATTATTCGTCTTGCTCTTCTTTGCCCCGTTCATCTTCTCGCGCATTTTCGCCACGCCGTAAGGATCACAAGAACTGTCGTCCAATATAAAGCCACCATTTTTTGTTTTTGGCATAGTAATTATCTCCTTTCGATTACTCCATACCGATATCCATACTTTTTAGAATTGCTTTTAAGCCATTCACTATTCATGCTATTTAACTTTGCTGTAAGCCTTTTACATTCCCTATAATACCGTACTGGGTCTGTATGCTGATATTTTCTTATTTGGTTATATTCTTTATCGGTTGTTTGCTTGTTTCTATTATACGCCTCTGTAAAGTCTTTTGCAAACTCATTTCGTGGAAAATTACCGCTTATTTTCGTAAGCTGATATGTACGTTTTTCCCCGGTCGCCCTAATTGACTTCAATTCACGAGAAGTTAAAAGAGAAATATCTGTTCCGCTGAAAGTGCTATTAGAAGGATGGTTATGCGTCAGATTTGACCCTTTCATTTTTGCAAGCTGATCCGGCGTAAACTGCACATAGTTAGTCGCCCCACTGCTCTCAGTAAAGATAGTATTTCCCTTGTTATCAAGTAGAACTGCCGTTTCCACTTTATCTTTGTATATCTTACTCTCTGCCGTTTTTATGGCACTTGAATATCCTTTGCTTTCAAATGCCGCCCCTCTACCTCCCATTACTCACACTTCCTTTTCGAACCGCTTATGGAACGGCGGTATCTGCATTATATTTCCCCGACATTCCTCCGGCACTTTCCCATAAAAGAGAACCGTTTCCGGACACAACCGCTCTATCATGGCATTATATCCGGCAAGGAACAGTGCTTTCTTTTCCCGGCTATTTGTCGCGCCAACGGAAGATACTGCAACCACTCCGCCTATTGGCTCGCCATCAAAACACCATTCAAAGCTATCCGGCGTACTCCATGAGATTGTCGGAATCACATTCACGCCGTTTTCTTGAAGGTATGCGCCCACCCAGTGCTTGCGGTAGTGATTGTATATCTGGATGGCTTTCGGGAAGTCGGTGTATGTAGAGAAATCCGGGGACATAACGTGCGTGAACTGCCGGAACATACCAAGGTACTTGTCGGGATTCTGCCAGCAAACTGAAAATTGATAATCGTCCAGAAAGAAATGCACTCCCTTGCCAGCTCTGTTCTTTTCACTTCTGGCGTAGTTAAAGCCTATCCAGTCGCATTCTTTGTACTGTGTCGGCTCTATCTGTGGTATGTCGTATTGCCCCACGCCATCAAATATGCGCTTTTGTAAGTTTTCATAGTTTTTGGATTGGCGATACATTTTATTTTCCTTTGAGTTTCTTTTTCATAATATCAACAATTACACGGCTGTATGGATTGGCCTTTGATTTGTTTGTGTATACATCAGCTACAGCTTCTGCAATTGTCTCAGACGGTTTTGTTTGCCCATAACCAGATATTTGGGGCGAACTTCCATATGTTTTCTTTGCTTCTCTAATAATTTGTTTTTCTATCTTATATGATTTTCTTGCTTTTGCTTTTTCTAAAACAGAGCTGCCTTTCATGGTTTTGTTAATAATTTCATTAATAATCAAATGACCTGCTTCGTGTGCGCCGGTTCCATAAAGCCCATTTGTGACAAAATAACCGTTTCTGCTTTCTGAATTTTCTTTTGCTTTATCCAAACTTGAATACACTCTTTTTGAAAATACCAAATCATTAAAACCATTAACTCCCATTATTTCGCCTTTTTCATCAGTTCCGCTAATCATATTGATTGCTGATAACGGAATTCCCATATCGTGCAAAACATCTCTAAATCCGGAAAGGGATTGCTCAACAGCAGTTTTGTTGAGATTATCCATATCATCAAACCGGATTCCGGCCTTTAAAAAAGATTGAATTGTGCTTTGAGAAGATAAACCACTCGTTCCACCTCTACCGCCCATATATGCTACGCTCCTAATTTGATTTCACAATTTTCTTCTCAACTTCCAGAATGACAATCCCATCCTTATTCCGCTTGACCTCTGCCGTGTTGCCGCGCTCTGCGATCTCCCGGGCTGTCTTTCCGATTTCTTTGTCCGTCATATCATATCCTCAAATGCTTTCTGAGCCAGTTTCTTTGCTTCCTTGATTTTCTTCTGCTCTTCCATCATATGGTCAAAATCATCAATGGCCTGTTTCTGACTGTCTGTGTATTCCACTTCCTTTGCCTGGTCAAGCGCATACACCTTTTTGAGCTCCGTATACGCCTTTCTTTCGTCCTTCCCCATCCTTGATGTGATTTTCTTCGCCCGAATGTCTATAACGCGCGTATAGGCGCATTCTGGCAGCGTGGTGAGCAGCCCCATAAACTCCCAGAAGTGCAGCTTTTCCGCATTCAGGTTTATCCCGTAGTGCTGCCGGAATGCGGAATAGATGCGCCACTGGTCTATGTCGTAATCCGTCACGCGCGTCTTGTCAATCTTGCTGTTGTGATCGTGGTTCCAGTCTGTGAGAAACCACATAAGCCCCTCAACCGCCGTCTGTTCATCAGGAATCGGCAAAGGAGTTCCATCCTTATCCTCCTGCAGAAACAGGAGAGACAGGGCAACCCCTATCTGCTCCTGCTGTGACAGTCCTTCGTTATCAAACGCCTGCATGATCTGTATGCCCGTCTGAAAATCCGAATCGATCGGGAATCCCCTGTATTCTATTGGCAGCTTATCCAGCAAAACATTGAACATCACTTACTCCTTGCGCCCTTGCGGTTCCGGCTGTATATCAGGCTGATCTTCTGGCTGCGCTCTTTTGCGTACTGGTTAAGCAGAGGCGTGATCTGGTCGAAGAAATCCCCTATAAGTTCCACACCGGGAGTCTCGATGCCTACAAACACCTTCCTGCAGCATCCATCGCCAAACAGCTTGTCCAGCTCTGCACATGTGTACCGGCAAAGCTCAGAATAGAGCTGTATGCTGTCCACAATGGCATCCACATCATCGTTCGGCTTGCCCTTGTGCTTATCGGACAGCACCGACGCCCTCTGTTCGATCTCTCCCTGCTTCTGCTCAAAGTTCTTCATCACCGCGCCGAAGCGCTCATAAAATGCTGTGTCACTGATCGGAATGCTGATATACTCTCCGGCATCGTTTACTTCGATATTCTTTATACCACTGTCTACCCTTAATTTATCCATTCTTCATATCCTTTCAGAAACAGGGTGTGCCCGGAAGGAACGCACCCCATTATATTAGTTGCCTTAATGCCTCAATCACTCAGGCTTTTGCTGCTTGTCCTGGCACCCTGTTCAGGTGATTCAGATGCTGCGCCCTCTACAAAGGTATATGTTCCATCAGTGATCGTGATCATCCCCTCTACCACGTTTCCGTTACCATTAAGCTGTATGGATGAGGTAAGTGTTTCTCCTCCGGATCCGCCGGTGGATGATGGAGCCGCGATGACCGGCACCTTGATGGCCTTGTACTTGCCATCCGATACCTTGTCCGTTTTGTAGAATCTGTAGTACTCCGTCTCTGCATTCTTGCCGGTGGGAAACTTGCGGAACGCCTCATCTATATACTCCTGTGCCTCATCGGAAAGATGGTCGCGCTCCGGCGACATGGAAAACGCATACCCGTTCAGAGTACTTGCCTTCGCCTTCATGTTTACATATTGTTTTTCTTCTGTTTCTGGAGCCCAGTCCTCTGTAAGCTCCGTAAATCCGTCTCCCAGCTCCAAAATGTCTGACGTGGTGCCCCCCATCCACTTTCCAAAGTCAAGCAGGGACACCATGTTTGTTCTGTCATTTGCCATTTGTTTATTCTCCTTTCTTAAAATATTCCATTACTGCCGCCGCTGCATAAATAATGCTTTTATCTTGCCCTGTCTCATCTTTATAAGGCACGGCGTTAGTTGCAGTTATTCTTGTTATTGTTCTGTTATCCGTCAAAAGTGGTAAGTTATCTGTGCTTTCTAACCACTTCATAACTTTTCCAACAAATGCTTGCGAATTGATACGCTGCGGGGATGTCTTAGGGTTGCTTTTATATGCCAGACGAAAATAAACTTCTGCATTAAAGCTTCCGGATACATATTTTTTTGTATACCTTCCTCCATCTACTAAAACAGCAAGCGATACACCAGCGTCTAATTCGTCATACTGCGCTGTCACATCCGGGTCGCCCGGCTCACTTGGATACTGCTTCACCAACTCCCACAAGGCTTTTTCGATAATGTCATATTCCGTTGCGCTTAATGGTTCAATTTTTGTTTGTTCGGGCATAGGCTAATCACCACAGATTTTCGAATAGATAGCCTTGATAACTTCTGCGTCATAAAGAGAATTGTGTTTCTCTCCATCAATCTGCTGTCCGCACAGTTCAGAAACAATGTCTTCTCTGCTCTTGTCAAAGGCTTCTTTCTCGGAAATTCCATAATGCCTTGCAATATCCTGATTGATGTCGTAGCAAGCCGCCGACACATTCCCAGGCAAATCAAATGCACCACCAAACAAATCAATCAGCAGAACAAAGTCATAATGGCAAACATCGGAAACAAACTGCACTTCGCCAAACTGTTTAAGCCAGTTTTGAAGCATAACTGAAATTGATTGTTTTGTTCCAATGTGATAATCCGGCATATATGTCTTTTCTGAGTAATGCTTTCTGTAGTGCAATTTGTTTACCACATTTTCCAAAATCCATTTGTCTTTATGAACCGACTCCCAGTCAAAATCAGTAAACTCCGCATAAAACCGCTGTCCGTTCTCTGCTACAATGCCGATACTGATAAGTGTTGTGTCTTTTCTTAAACCAGTAAATTCGCAATCAAAAAATAATTTCAACTTTATTTCCCTCCAATCTCAAACCTCGATATCAGCGTATAAACGGATTACTCTGCCGCCTCATAGGTCTTTTCAAAGATGTCCGGCTTGCAAGGGTAAAACTCACCATTTACACCCTGGATAATATAATCCCCTACACTTGCATGATGAACGCCCTCCAATGTCTTAATGAATAACTCGCCCGGCTGTCCAGCGAGTTCTCCATAATATATTGTGCCGTCCTCATATGCTTTTTTCGCCCATTCCGGCACATAATACTGACCGTTAGAACCAATCAAATCCCCGTCATACTGAAACGCCTCAATTACAACGGGTTTCTTTCTATACTTCATGCTTTTATTTTCCTCCTATTTCAAATCGTGGTATTAAGGTATACACGTCCACCGTATCAACGCTGTACGCATACCCGTACTTGTTTTTCACATACTCAAAGAATCCGCCTGGATAAACGTCACTGTCAACCATGCCTTCCGGCAAATCCACATCAATACCCAAATCATCCTTATTAACAATCACAAAGAAATCTTCGCCCTTATTCAGTGTGAAGTTTTCAACCATTTCTTCTGTTGTCAGTTTTACCCACACTTTGGGCGCTTTGTACGATTTTCCAGACTTTTTTATGCTTGCAGTATTTACTTTGATAACGCACACATTGGCATTTTCCAATCCGCTTTTTGCGATATTTGCGCCCTCTGTCAGTTCCACCCGCACTTTGTCAAACCGTGTGCCGAAATATGTTTCTGCTTCCATCAGTCCATTTACGTAGCGGTTATAGACAACCACGCTGTCAACATAGCCTATTCCCATATGGCAAACACCTAATCTTCCATTTGCTTCTTTAAAGCCTTAATTGCTTCATTGATTGTGTCAATCTTGATTCTTTTCATCTGCTTTGTATCGTCAGATTCAAATTCAATTTCGGTTTTCATCGAAATAAGGTTATCAATCGCTTTTTGAATTTCCACCAAAACCACCCTCCTACAAAATATCCAGTTCCGCAAAGACTTTGCAAATCTTCGGGGACTGAATGGCGAACCAGTCAACCATTTCTTCATTCTCTGCCCAAGGTCTGTTTGTAATACCAGAACTTGCGTCCAAACCACTTTCAAAAAGGAACGCATGAAAAATCTCATGCCGCAGGGAAAGACGTTTCCACATCTCGTAATCCTGCAATTCACAGTCAGGCTTTTTCTCACAGATATAAATTGTTCTTGTGGAATTGTCAGTACAACCATCACGATATTTTTCATTCAGAAGTTCGCTTTCCTGTTCTTTGCAAGTGATGATTTTCCATTCAGTTCCCAAAATATTTACTTTTTGTTCTTTCATAATTTCTCACTTTCCTCCGGCTTCTCCACTGGCTTATTCTCCGGCGGTTTGCTTATCGGGGCATTGCAGCGTGGGTAGGGGATTCCGGCATACAGAAGATTTACACCGTTGGAATCCGGTACAAGTGATAGATATTCCCTCACAGTGTCACGATATAGCCGCTCCTGCGCCGCCTTGTCAGACAGAACAGCGTCAATCAGCGTACTGCCGGATTCTGCCTTTGCCGTATACGATATGGACTCACTGCCGGAGGAAACAGAAGATACCACTTTCCCGCGAAGCGCGCCGGATTCATCCATGGTATATCCCTGCCCCTCTGACACCCGCTTGTTTGCGGCTTCAATCTGCCCGGCAATCTCAATCAGCTTGCAGACGCACCGCTTCACTGCTTCAACATCGTACTCATTGGTGGGGAAAGCGAATTTCAGTTTATTCAGCGTGATAGTATCTATCCGGCGGCAGGCTTCCCATGACAGCCGGTTAAAGGTGGTTTCCGGCATGGAATCCTCGCCGTATATGCTTTTGTAGTAGTCGTAGGTTACATATCCCATGGGCTACTCCACGATTTCCCAATCTTCTGCCAACATATCAGCCTGGGAAGCAAGCCAGCCGCACTGGTAGCCGCTTGTGCCGACAAACATCAGGAATTTGCTTCCAATGTTTTCATGCTCCGGGTCAATAACTACCTCTCCGGCTTTAGTGGCGCATGTTTTCATGTATGCCAAAACAACATACTGTTCTTTTCCGTTCCAGCCCTTGCGCTTTGCCTTCTTTCCGTTTTTGATTGCTTCTAACGCTTCTCCAAAATTCATAGTCTTATTTTCCTCCTATCTGATTTCCGGCATGAAATACTTTACATATCCCATGCCGGCTTGCTCATTATGACAGCTTCGTACTCTTTGCCCTTGTCGT